GTTAAGTATTGTGAACCATTAAACGATAATACAGGCAACCCATTTAAACCATTGCGGGTAAGGGTGGGTTGCGTTCCACCCGTTGCTTGACTAACATGTCTTCCATTGCCACTTTTATCTCGCCATTCGCTAATACCTGTGGTGACGCTGATCGTGGACAAATCGGCAGCATCGAGCCACAAGGCGGTGCGCAGTTGGGCCGGCGTCCAGAGTCTCCCCTGCAACCGCGCCTCGTCCAGTGGCGACACTCCGCGTGGCATTAGCTGACATCCTCGTTGAACGGGCGGACGTAAAATTCGTGTCCACTTGATGCCGTTGAGACGCCTGCATTGTTTACGACTGTAAAACGCATGTTTGAAAAAGGATATAGCCGAACCATTGGGAATACTGCGACTTTGGCGCCTGTGGTCACTGTCAAAGCAGCCAGGTAACTATCAAACGAACCTCCCCCGATGTCTGGAACGTCTGTGCCGTCACCGCTATAAACGCGCAGCGTGATGGTCCCGTTCGCGGTCGGTGTCAACGAAGCAAGCTTGATGGTGACTGCTGCATAAAGATCCCTGTTGGTGCCGTTGTCGTAAGGGATTGCGTTAGCAGAAGTTGTCTCCGATCCATTCGCTAGGGAATTGATCGCGTTTCCGGCAATGTTGGACCCGCGAGTAGCGGGCGCTGCCCATTTTGCGACGGACATTAGAAGTTCCCCCTGGCAATGCCAATATCACGGATCGTGACTACACCCACTCCTTCCATTTCCGCCCAGGATTGGGCTACCTCTGCGAGTGCCATCAGTGCATTGCGGGTTGCATTTGTCAGGATTCCGGCAGAAACTAGGGCGCCAAGCAGGCTGGCCGTTGCGCTGTATATCGCCGGTATGCTGATCCTGATTGTTGATGTTTGGATAATTGCGTCACGCAGAACAATGCACGCACCGCGCACCTGTTCAGGAACTGCAGTATTCTCGGCAGCTAGAACTACTGCCCCCCATTCACCCGTAGAAAGCAGGATTTCCCTGGCGTCGTAAGTAGCCACATCACTCCGTTTGGGTGGTAGGTTGCTATCTGGTGCATTGAGCGCGGCGGCAACGTCCGCTTCCGCGACCCCGGCAAACTGCGCCACTTTCGCCGCGATCTTCTGTTCTCGCGTCGCCATTTTTCACCCCCCGTAATTGGCACGGTCAGGCATGGGCTCAATCCTCAGTGATCGCGGTGGCCGTGGTGAGGCGCGGCGTTACCCCCGTAGAAATGGCGATGTTCGGGGTGATTGCCCCCTTGTAAAGCACCACGGTTGCGCCCGAAGATGCAACCCCGATCGAGAAGTGCGTGGCGGTCGCACTGCCCCCCGTGCAAGCCGGGAAGTCCACGTTTGCCGCAGGTGACACCGAGTTATCCGTCACCGTGAACCCGACGACGGAACGCGCAACACCGACGCGGGCATAGCCGGTGTAGACCACCTCGCTAGTGGCCTGGGTGCCCACTTCGCCGGGGTCTGCGCTATGCAAGGAGAAGAAGAGCTGCCCCGCCGTCGCTGATCCCCGCAATCCGGTCGCATCGCCGATGTTGGCGATGTTGGTATTTTGAAACACCAGCTGCAGCCAGGCGTTTTCAAAAGCATTTGATTTGGACATTTCGTCTCCTGGGGTGGTGTTTAGCGGCAGACCGCTTGATCACTGCCTCAGCTTTCCGACCACGCCTCATTTGCAGCGGTGGACGGGTCGTCAGCCGCGAACCGCCCGCCCGCTACCCGCGCTCTCTTGCGCTTTAGGGTGGGGCATACCACCGCTTCATTAATGGCCTGCTCAGCAGTCTCCTGAACGGGCTCCTGGTGCTCGGGCTCAGCCGTTGCCTGCTGCGATTGCTCCAGATTCATGCCGTAGCCAATCGGGAAGTTCATAGGCCTCCATAGTGAAAAAGGCCCCGAAGGGCCCTAGGTGAACACAAACCGCCTAGCGGCTCACTGCGCAGGAACCAGTGCCACCGTGTTGGTGCCAACCGGCACAGCGGCGCCGTTGGTCACCGTGCCAGTTGCCGATGCGCTGGTGATGTTGGACTGGACGGAGTTGTAGCGGAACGTGTTTGAGGTCACTTCCGTAATGGTGAAGGTTCCGTTTACCAGCGGGTTAGAGCAACCAACGGTGACAACCTCACCCACCAACATGGTGTGAGCAGCCGACAGGGTGATGGTCGCCACGTTCGTGGTGAGCGCCACGTTGCTGATTGCCAGGTTGCCAGTGCCAGGGCGAACCCGAACCGCAGCTACTCGCACATCACCGGTCACCGAACCGGCAGCCCTTACGGCATCACGGATCTGCTTGCCGCTGATGGCAATCTCGTTGACTGCGCCAGCGGCAGCGGTGACAACACCAATGTTGGTGTAGGCCGAAGCGCTGCTAAGGGCAGAACCCTCGGCAACGTGGGCAGCCTGCAGGATGTAACCACCAGCAGAGTTGCTGGAGCCACCGGCAGCAATCAGCTTCCAGTCATTCTGTGCAGCCAGGTTGGTGTTAAGCAACCGGGCGGCGCCAGTGCGGGTTTCAGCTTGGCGGCCACGGGCACCTGCAAGCACGTTTCCGAGAAGGACGGTTGCTGCGTCCAGTTGATAGGCCCTCCGGGGGGCTAGACCTGTTGCGCGTGCCATGGATCAGTACCTCAGGAAATCAGGGAATAGATGAAAAAGCAATGATCAGGCGGTCATTGCAGCATCGGTGATGCCGTAAGCACGGGCAGCGGATCTGCCGTTCATGATTGCAATACCGACCGACCAATCAATGCGGGTACGATCGACTGGTGCATCAGGGACTTCCCCGAATGACTTGATGTCAATCCCGTAGCCGCCGGCTGAATCAGGGCCCTGCATACCGGTTACTTGCTGATCGCCATAGGCGACGCAGTAAACACTGGTGGTGCTACCGGCTTCCGTAAAGCCTTGAATCGGCACGTTCTGAGCATTGGTGTCGGTGACCACAATGCGTGTGTCACCGTAGGAGGTGACCAGCTTGCCGAACTCATCCCGCGTGGTGGTCAGGAAGCCACCGATAGTGCTGTTGCGGCTAGCGGCAGTAAGGCGCCGACGCAGTGCTTTACCCATGTGGACAACCTTGTTGTCGCCATCAACGGCGTCAATAAGTTCATCCAATCGGGAAAGCGAGAATGCACCGCCGACGTTGATAGCTTGAGAGCTGTCAACGTTGATCCGCTTCCTGAAGCCGTCGAACGCACGGGGATCAACCGACTCATCGCCGTTGATCATGTAGTCTTCAAGGGTCAGCCGCAAAGAGCGAACTTTAGCCTCGATTTGCTGGGCCCTGGCTTGAGTGCCCTTGTTCTTGATGATGTGCATGTCCACATCAATGTCCCCGCCGAACATCTTGAGTCGTTCGTATTGGGGGTTGATGACACCGTAAGTGGCATCATAGGTTTCGTTCAAACCACGAAACCCAACACCGGGCAGTTCATCTTCAGTGGCATAGTCCAAGCCGCCTTGCACATTGGCAAACGGCAGAAGGCGAATCATCTCGCTTTCGGCGAGAGCGCGAATAACGACCACCCGTTGCTGATTGGTATCAGTCTTGGCGGCCTCCAGAAGTGTCAGTCCCATTGTGGGGAATCCAGGTGAAGGTCAAGGGAGGGGTGGCATCACGCCAAAAGGACACCGCAAGGCATCACGCCGAGCTGCTTGATTTGGGACCGACTTAGGCATCACGCCATCAGTCGATCCCTGTTGTCCGATGTTTCCCCGATCCCTAAGCCGTCAGCAGAGATCAACCAAAGGCGTCTGAAAACGCGGCTGGAAGCGGTTGATTCATCAGGTCTTTACCTGTGCTGACGCGACCATCACGGCTGCTACGTGCCCCGCCGCCGGTTCCCATCGCGGGCTCAAAGTTGCGCCCCCACACAGGATCGGATTGCAGCCGCCGGAGCCACTTGACGGGCTCAAAGCGCTTGCCGGTTTCCGGGTCGATCTCTGGGCTGCCGTTGGCATCAACGACCACAAGTGCGCCGTCTTCATTGCGGAACTGAGGGCCAAAGCGGCTCCAGACCGAATCAAAGGGGGTGCTGCCGTCGATTTCGGATACCTCGGTGGATCCTTTGGCGCCGATGAAGGCCTTCTCGGCTAGCTGCCGTACCAGCTCGCGCTGGCGGGCCTCCCGTTCGGCCTGAAGGGCGGTTGTGGATGCTTCCAACTGCTGCGAGTATTTGGCCTCGATCTGCTGTCGCTCCAGGGCCGCCTGCTGCTCGATCAGCTCCCGTCGTGCTTGCTCCTGCTGAGCTTTGGCCTGTGCCTCGCGTACCGCCTCAGGGTTGGTGGTGGTCAGTTCCCGCAGTTGAGCTTCCAGGGCCCCGAGGCGGCGATCCTTCTCGCGGTTGGCAGTGCGTTCACGGTCGAGGGTGTGACGCAGCCGAGTCACATCGTCTCCGTCCCCCTCGCTATCTCCAGTGCCAGCAGCAGGGTCAGTAGCGCCCTGGCTTGCACCGGCTCCAGCAACTGCACCACCACCTGCACCAGCACCGCCGCCGCCCTCGCTGCCACCCTCAGGGCTCTGGAGGATGAACTGTTCAAACCATCGCTTGTTCATGTGGTCGGGGCATCACGCCCGCGAGCAACTACAGCGCAGCTTTCCGGCTTAGCGTTTGCCCTGTGGCTTAGGTCGTTGGCGCCGCTCCTGCTCGCGTTCGGCAGCGGCCATGCGGTTAGCCAGCTGCCGGGTTTGCACCGTCTCTAGGAGGGTTTCGATGGAGTCGGGTTGGGGGGTAGTGGTCATATAGTGATACCAATCTGGCTGAGCCGATCACGGCAATAAGTGCCGCCGTGGTAGTCATAGGCAACGACCATCCGAACAGGCTCGGGTTGATTTTCTGCGTTCGGTCCCGGCCTCTGGTCAAGTTCGTCATCCAGCCCAGCGACAAGCATTTCGCTTGTTATCAGCTCGGTAACGCTTGCGTCAGGAATAATGCCAAAAACCCCTATTTCTGTTGTGGGTGTGCTTGCGACTGATGGGTCATCGCGCTTGTAACCCAAGACAGGGATTTCTGGGTTTCCACTGTATTCGGCGAATGATGCCTTCGCTTGCTGTGGTGACTTTACACTAAAGGTTCCATCGGGGGCAATGCTTTCATAAATCACAGAGGAAACACTGTTGAAGCTTATTCGATAAGGGCTGTCAGGCGGTTGTGGCAAACCCAGCTCTGTAGCAACATAAGGGTTGGGATGGTTGATCTGATAGGCACCAACAGCCGACTGAGATAAAGCCAACTCCATGCGAACATCAGGATTCAGCGGATTGTAACCAAGCGCAATTCCGCCCGCTGCGTTTTCGGCCAGTACAGAGTCTATCTTTTTTTGCATAAACGCAGGAAGGGGCTGCGTCAGCTCAACAACATCAGACTCAGTTACCAGGAAACAGGTGCGCGTTGTGTTTTGTATCGTAAAGTTATTAGGAGAAAAAACAACTGGACCGAACCCCAATCGTTCATACGCATAATTGCGATGATACTGAGCTATAGAAACGACGAGTATCATATCTGACTGACCAGCGGGGAGCAGGTTCCACCAAAGCCTTGCGCAAAAGTTGTGGGTGCCACTCCCAAATGTCCGTTCTTGCACGAGTATTATGGGCAGCAGACCGTTTTCTATCTGGGTCCAAGTTTTTTCAAAGACATCGGTTCCCGTGCCGGTAAATGTCAGGCTATGCCTAAACCGCTTCCACCTTTCGCCTGATCTGGCCCCGACTGTAACAACAAACTCTAGCGAAGCGCTTGCGGATCCTTCGGTTGTTCTTCTTTCGTAACTAGGGGATGGGTTGTTCTCGTCCGCGTCAGTTGCATTGGTAATCTCTAACTCATTTGTAATAAGAGTGTAGTTCTTTCCAATGTGCAACCACCCCACTCCCACATCAACTTGGCCTCCAGGGACAAAACTAGGCTCATCCCTCCTCCTGCTTATCAATGGCGCCGGAGCCAAGGCCATCTCCCGTCTCAGCGTTTCCTTAGACCAGTCCAGCCCCTTCTTCGCCTTCTTCGCCCGGTTCTTCAGGATCCGGGCCTTCACCAGGTCCAAGATCTTCCAAGGCACCGGGTTGATGTCAACGATCAGGCTCATCCTTGCGCCAGCAGCAGCACGTAGCTCTTGCTTTGCCCTGATTGCAGCGTCTCGGGTGTCGGCAGTAGCACCACCCGGTCGGGATAGGTGCGGTTGTCCACCTGCAACACGATCGCATCGAACGTGAAGCCACTGCCTGATGCCGTTAGCGACAACGTGAACTGCGGTAGTTCGTAGCGGGCATTGCCGCTGTTGAAGCTGCCGGTCCCGATGGTGCCGGTCTTCTCTGTGTAGCCGTTACCATTCGCCAGCTTCACCGCATTCCAGGCGCTCATCAGGCTGGACTGGGTGAGCACCGCGCCATCGCGGAAGCACAACATAAACTTGTAGCTCTTACCTTCGTAGGTGAGCTGCGCCTGCTTGCCGAGCGCATCCGGTGAGATCAGAACGTCCATTGCTGCAACCGCTTACAGGAGCTTTCCCGATCAGGCGGTTACCGTGAACCCATCGGTGAATAACTGAACCGCGTAGATGCGGCTCAATCCCGCTGCAAGGCTGATACTGGGGCTCTCGGTGAGCACAAACGACACACCAGTGCCCCAGGTCACGGTGCTGCCGCTGATCGTGCCGATCACCAGATAGGCAGCGTTCCAGGTAAGCGCTGAGCCTGAAGCGGTGAACGTGCAGGTGTACGAGCCCGCCTCAAAGCGGTCTGTGGTGGTGTTGAAGCTCCCCGCTGGGATTGTCCATTCGCACCGTGCATAGCCCGAGCCGCTGCGCTCTACGGCATCCCATGCCGCCGTGTTTGAGCTGAGGTTGGGGGATCCTGATGTGGTTGTCGCTAGGCACAGGCGGGCTTTCCTTCCGGCATATTCCCCAAGGTACAACCGCTCGGCCTCGTAGAAGGTCTGGAGCATTGCAGCGGGCATGGGCTTTCCGTGTCTGCTTCAGTTTTCCCGGCAAAAAACAGAGCTTGGCTAGTTGTTATCCATTGGGGAACGCAGCGGATGGAGGGATGAACGCCGAGGTGTAGTGAGCCTTGCCATTGGTGACCCGCACCTCGTCGATCTGACCCTTGAAGTAACGGGGGCTGACACTGGAATCGCCAAACATTAGGAAGTCGCACGTCACCGTGGCTGAACTCGTAATGTCGCCGATGCTCACTCCGTCAACATAGGCAGTCACCGTGGAGCCGCTGCGCACCATTGCTACGTGTTGCCAAGTATTTATAGTCAATGCAAAGCCAGTAGCAAACGGGCTCTCGGAGTCGAAAAAGAACCCAGGATTAGCGCCACCGGGGCGCATCATCAGGGTGCTTTCATTCGCGGCGGACACTAGGGTGTCGAAGCTTCCGTTGCTACCCGTGCGTCTTGCCCACAGCTCAATAGTAAAATCGCCATTAAATGTAAATACTGAGCTTGTTGGAGTGCGTAGGCGTCCATTGAATTCACCGGATGCCCCGCCAAACTTACTTTGTGCTGTCGTGATTGTAACAGCGCCATTTTGGATACTCATTGCGTGTTGGTTGCTACTGCTGTCGGTGAATGTCGTGCTGCCGTTACTGCCATCCATGTGCAGCAATAGCGCATTTGGCACAGGGGTATCCGCAATAACCCCAGACCCGCTGCCTGCAAACAATGCAAGGGTTTCAGCCGACAGGTCCGCAATAACTCCAGACCCACTGCCCGCAAGTAGCCGCTCTATGAATGCTTCACCCGAGAGATCCGCTATCACCCCAGATCCGCTGCCCGCAAACAACCGCTCTGGAGTGATCTCTGCAGACAGGTCTGCGATAACCCCAGACCCGCTGCCTGCATACAACTGCTCTGGAGTGATCTCAGCTGACAGGTCTGCAATAACGCCAGACCCACTGCCTGCAAACAACTCATGCACAACCAAGGCTGTCCCGTAGGACACAGACACGCTCGTAATGCTTTCGGTTGTTGCAGTCAAGCTGTAAGGAGCTTCCAACACCCAGGTGAGTGAGCGGCTCACGCTTTCCCGCCGCACATTCTCCGCCACCGCCCCCACCACACTGGCCCTAGCCAGATCAGCCGCGTACACATCGCCCTCGACACCAGCCGTCCCGAAGCTGGCCCAGATGCTCCCCGGTGCCATCGGGTCAAACCCACCCGGCGCATTGATCGTGTTCGCCAGGGCTGGGGTGCTGTTGACCGTGGCGGTAACGGTCGGCAGGTTGGTGGCGGCAACCATCATCGGGAACCAGTCAGCACCGGTAGCACCGGTCACCAGGCCCGCGCCGCCGTCGAGCATGGCATCACAGCCCACGACCAACCCCTGGGCGTCCCAGGCGAAGGTGGTCCCGTTGGCGCGAAACCTGCCCACGGTGCCGGCCGCCTCCAGGTAAAGGGTGCCCATCGGTTCGCTGGGGATGTTGCGCAGCTCGGTGGTGATGCTCTTGCCATTGGCCATCCCTGACAGGATGGTGTAGATGCTCTTGCCGTATTCATAAGCGGCGGCGCTACTGGAGACGTATTCAAACTTTAACCCCGTGCCATTGTCGCCTGCATCCGTAGCAGGTCGCAGGTAGCTATCAGGGGCAAACTGCATATCGTATTTATCTGTGCTATTGGTTCCAGCGGAGCCAAACGACATATCTACATACTGGCTTTCATAGGGCTTACCCAATGGGCCAGACTGATTCCAGCTACCGTTAGTGTTCAGCCTTTCCTGGGCACCTTGAAGCCTTTCGTTCTCCTGGTCTAGCTTGTTCGGCTGGGCCGGGGCCGTGCCTCGCCCGATGTTGATTGTCTTCTCAACCCCGCGACAGACCAGAGCGCTCATCCGATCAACGAGGGTGTAGGTGCCGCTGATCCGCTCTGCGTCAGCTGATCGCTTTAGCCCTGCCATAATCGAGGCCGCAACCGTCTTCCCGGCCGAAGTAGCCCCCCAGGCTTCATAAATGACCGTGGTTTGCTTTGTTAGTCCAGCAGCTACATTCCCTTCCTTTTCTACTATTGTTCTGCGAAGCAGGATGTTGCCGGTTCCAAGGTCAATGTTTTTGTAATTTTCAATCGACAAGCCACCGGCAAAGGCAATGCGTGGTTCGTATTCATCCGTTGTTACCATTGTTTCTATGGGGCCATCCTCTATAAGTTGGTAGCTATAGTAAGTTTGAGTGATTTTTGTTAATACAGCACCTGGGAATGCCGGACTTCTCGCTTCAAGCTTCGACTTCCACCGGGTAGGGTTAGCAGCACCGACGCAGGTTGTAGTAGTTGAAATCGTGTTTGCTACTACATCCTGGACTTGCCTTTTTCCGTCTTTGTCAAGGTATTCAAGCGTCGTATATTCAGTCAGCACTTCCGATGTAGAAGCAAAGCTCACTGAATCAGATCTTGTCTCAAACGTTACAGGCGGGCCTGGATTCCTAAACCTGTACTGAACCGCAAAAGTTTCGGCAGTGCTGATCGTTTTCTGATAGGTCCAGTTCTGCATCAGCCGGTCCCCGCGTTCCAGGTGTAGGACTCTTGACCCGGTGTCTTCGGTTTGTAGTTAGGGGAGGTTTCCACGGTGGGCCAGATCGAATCCCCGTAGCTGATCGTGATCTCCTCTGGCGGCGGGGGGTTGCCGATCGCCTCGATGGTGAGCAACTCGTTGATCGTCAGGAACGGCCCCTTGGTGGCAGGAACCAGCACCTTGCGGAGCCGTAGCTTCTCGGCAGCATCGATGAAGCCGTAGAAGCCCGATTCCGCGATGATCCGGCTGGCAATCTCCAGGTAGCCCCCGGATATATCGATGCTGGCCACCGCCTTGGCGAACGGGATCGCCGGGTTGCCCGTGGCCTGCGTGATCCCGCACCGGTCAAGCGCAACGGCTACCACGCTGCTCAGGAAGCAGATGTTTGGTGTCGAGCCTGCTGCCGTATCAACCGGTGTCCAGGCTGGGTAGTCGGCGGCGTAGTAAATCTCAGGCTGCACTAGATCCCACTTCAGGGCCAGTAGGCACCCGACCGTCAGAGTGGTTTCATTGTTGATCGGGTCGCTATCGGCCTTAATCACCCGCAGGCGCCTGGGGAACCGCGTAAGCCTCCCGCCGGGTGAGCGCACCCCCAACAGCAGCTCAGACCCCCGAGCAGGCTGGATTAGGCCGCTGATCACCACCTCCCCTTGCGTGCGCAGTAGGCCCACCCCCGGCGCCAGCGGATCATCCGATAGCTGCCCGCCGATCACAGGGCCCAGGTTGCTGAATACCTGTGCGCGAACATCAACCGGTGCGGCTGTCATCAGGCAGCCCTCCGCTTGAGCTTCACGGTCACGATGTAGCGCTCCACCACCGCGCCACCGCTGACGATCTGATCACGCTCCAGGCCCAGCTCACCCACCGGCCAGAAGTCGCTAGCGCCAGGACGGGCCGCGATCGTGGCCGTAAACCATGCCTTTACCGCAGTCCAACCGGCGGAATTGGTGACCCCCCGAACGGTGCGCACCTCAGAGGCCACCAACGGCCCCCGTGCCACGAACCCCCCGGTAGAAGTGGGCTCCAGGGTCGGGCCATCCTCAAAGCTCTCGGGCTGATCCAGCAGCGCCAGCGTGGTGGTGCCCAGGGTGATGGTGCCGTAGGCGGGCAGGAAGGCGTCACCGGCCAGCCTGCCCTTCTCGTTCTGCCGTAGCAGCACCGCCAGCTGCTGCGCTGCATCGATCAGGGTGAACGACACCTTCACCCATGCCCCGCCTTGCACCGTCTCGCCAACCGGCGCCCCGGTGAACCAACACGCCAGGCTGGTGACACTGCGGCCATGGGCGGAGCAGGTCAGTGCCACGGTGGCCCCCACCACCCGGCTGGCAATGGTGGGCGCTTCCAGGATCTTGGCTGCCTGCCACGCATCAAAGATTGTGCAGGTGGTCACCCACTGCGCCGGGGTGGCCAAGCCCGCTACGCTGAACCGCCTTGCCGTCAGCCCCTGCTCCGTCTCCGCCTCGGCATACCCGATCGGCTGCGCCTGCAGGTAGCGCAGCGTCAGGGTGGAGGCTCCGTAGACGAGCTGGATGCTCATCAGGGCACCCTCAACGCATCCGCGCCATGGTCTGCGCCAGCTTCAAGCCGGATCCATCCCCGCGCACCCCGACCGACACGTTCCACGCTTTGCGCCTCAGCTCGGCCACTTCCTGGCTCAGGTTTCCAACCGCGAGGGCCAGATGGGCTACTGCCGGATCGGACCCACCACGCAGCACGCCAGCGCCGCCGCCGAGGGCACCGGATTCCTTCAGGCGGCTGGTGATAGCAGCAGGGATCACCGTGCCTGGGGAGGGGGCCGTCCACAGGCTGTTGGCGGGCCGATTGATCAGGGACAGGGCGCCAGATGCTGACAGGAACGCCTCCTGGCCCAAGCTCATCCCGCTCGGGCCGTCGTTGATGCGGTACGTCTGGCCAGCATCCACAGGGCCACCCGTGAAGCGGGCAGGGGGGAGGCCAGAGGCTGCTGCCAGGGAGCGGTAGAACCTGTCGGCAGCGTTGGCCGCATTACCCATGTTGGTGCTGAGCCCTGCCGCCTGGCCCTTGGCTGCAGCGGTGGCCTTGGATGCCACGCCCATGAAGTCTTTGATGTCGTACGCGGCAGGCCCCACCCCCTTGCCCAGAGCCTGTCCGATCTCGTAGTACCCCCTGCCGGTGTCCCGCACCCGGAGGCCCACATCCTTGGCCAACTGGGCAAAGGCTCCCTGCTGGGCAAGTGGCACCTTCAGGCTGTCGCCCACGCTCTTGAACTGGTCGGCGGTGCCCTTGGCAGCCTTGAAGGTGCCATCAGCGGCAAGTTGTAGGCCCTTTGCCTCGGCGGCAGCAAGGGCCCTATTGATTGCTTCCTCGTTGGTGGCATCAGCGATCCTGCCCTGTATAGGCTGGATTTGCTGAAGGATCCCTAGGTTTTCATTGGCAATCTGCCTGTAAATATCCTTGATTTCTAGGTTTGCCCTTGCCGAGGCTTCCGCTTCTTTGTTGCTTTCGTTGATTGCCTTTGTTACCTCAAGCTCAGCCTCTTTGTATTCTGCGTTTGCTTTCCTTACCTCGCTGTTTGCCTCTGTAAGAGCCTGCTGCTGCTTCAATGCAAGCAGATCTCTTTCTAGTCCCTGCTGTGCTACTAATCCCTGAAACTTGGCGCTCATGGCGGCAGCTTCTATCTCTTCACCCCGGCGCTTAATGTCGTCTAACTCTCGCTCGCTTGCACCGCGCTTTTGTGCCTCCTGTAATTCGTAGTCGTTGCGACTTTTGATGATGCCAAAACGAGAATCTTCTAGGCTGATCAATGCCTGGCCTAGATTGATGTTGGCTTGGCCAATTTGCAGCTGAGAGTCAGACTGCGCCTTGGCTAGCTTGCCCTGAGCATCCGCTATTTTCTGATCGTATTCAAGCCGCTCTAGCTGCTCTTTGTTATATGATTTTGCAAGGTCTAGAAGATCTTGGTTTCCTTGTGCTATTGCCTTGATTTGCTTCTCTTGCGCCTCCGTTAGCTGTGTTGTCCCAGTAAGTTGTGAGGTTATCCATTTTGCGCCAGATATAATAAGACTATCAAACCCCTCTTTTAGCTCGTAAACTGCCTTTGCTGGTGGGGTAAAAGTAAAAACGCTTTTAATGGCCCCGGCAGCTTCAACGGCTTTGCCTGTTAATGCTTGAACGAGCGAAATGCCCGTTGCAAGACGGCTTAAGAATTCTCCTACCGATCCTCCTCCAGATGCTCCCAATACTGTAACAAGATTACTAGATGCGTTGGTAATTTTCTCAATTCCACCGGCAATGGTTGCCGAAGCAATTTCAGCGGCTGCCTTGGCCTGGCCGGTTTTCGTGATTTGATTATCCAGGAACTCGTTGTAATTTTTTAATTTATCGTTTGCAATTTGCTGGATGGGAGCTTGGGCTTCTACACTACCGGTCAAGATTGCAATGCTATCAGCTGACCCTTTGCTTTTTGTAACTACATCGGCTAGGAACCCAGCGAACCCACGCGCTTTTAGGCCAGTCAAGTTGTACTCTATTCCGAGCCTCTCTGCTTCATCCTTGGCTTGTTCTGAAGGTTTTATGATTGAACTGATGGCTTGCCTAAGTCCTGTAAATGTTTGCTCAACAGGAACTCCTTTCGCTGTAGCGTCGGCGATTGCAGCACTTAGCTCGCTCAAGGGAATATTTGCTGCAGCCGCAACGGCTGCAATATTACCGATCTGCTTTCCAAATTGCGCAACTGTTATCTTGCCGTCATTTTGTGTTTGGATAAAGCTATCTACAATAGACGTAGCGTCTGAAGCTTCAAGCCCGTAAGAATTGATGACGGATGTTACAGCATCGGCTACAGTGGCAAGATCCGAGAATCCCCCGGTAGCGCCTAGCGCTGAAGCTCGCAGAATATCGACAATCTCTGAGGTTTTGGTAAAGCCGCTTGATGCTACATCATAAGATGCTTGCATCAGCTCAACACGACTTACGTTGCCGTCTAGCTCTGTTGATAACTTCAGTAGTTCTTTGCTAAGTGCTTTTGAGTCAACGCCAAGGGTCCGCACCGCAGCGCTTGCGGTGTCAAGATCCATAATCTGCTTGCCAGCAAACTGAAGCGCTGCGCCAACCGTAAGAACCGAACCTGTTTGCAGCGCAAAGCTCTTCACACCATCAGTCAAGCTGCCCAGGATGCCATTGCCTTTACCCAATACGGAATTAACATCCCCTTGATTTTTGACGATGGTTTGTTGTGATTCGCCAAAGCTTTTTACTCCGCCTGTCGTCTCCCTAAGCTGTGTAGATAAGCCTGAGAGAGTTTTGTCGGTCCCGTTAAACCCGTCCTGGAAATTCTGCCCCGCCTGTTTCCCCGCCTGCCCGATCTGCCGCGAGGCATCGAGCACGCCTTTCACATCGGCGGTGACCTTAACGACCCACTCATTGCCTGCCATCTCAGCTTCCTGGTGTCACGACGTACTGGGTGGGGTTTGTCCAGCTGATGGCGTACTGATCCAGTACCCCGAGCCCCTGCCCCGGCGCATCACCACCGATCGGCACCGCACGGCAGCCGGGCAGGAGGCTGATGATCCGCTGGGTCAGCGACTGCAGAGCCGATAGGTCGGTTGAGGGTGACCACTCGCTCACGTACAGCCGGAACTGTGGATTCAGCCCCGTCTCCCCGGTGAGCATCGCCTCGGGGCTGTAGTCGGGGTTGTTGAGGATCACCACCTCCAGGCCAGCCACGGCCACCCCCTCGGGTAGCTGCTCATTGCGGCGCACCACGGCGATGGCAGGGACAGGGCTCTGGCCGCGAGGCGTGTACGTGCCTAGGGCTGCGCTGACCACCGCATCGCCCGCCAGCAGGTCGTACAGCTCCTGTGCAGTGGCGGGAAGGCTCATGCCTCAGCTTTCCCGGCGGGCAAGCCGATCAGGGAACCGGGAGGCGTTGCCCTTTTCAAACGGCTTACAGATGAGGTAGAATGCGAAAGTCACCACCGCACGACCGACCATGGGAGAAGCAAGGCGCCGTAAAAAGGCGCTGGGATTTGCCTACGGCACACCGGAAAACAGTAATCACCCTCTTATTGCTTACCAAGGATTTACTCAAAAGGAACTGGATTCAAAAGCACTGCAGCACATTCAAGCCGCATTTGCTAAAGGTCAGCACGTTACACTAATTGGCACACAGGCGGCCCGCCCACTGGCAGAGGCTGCAAACCTGCCGTGGCTACACGAATTACCAAAAGGCAATCCCATACCTGAATCGGTGGCATGGGATGTTGAAATTGCGGCAAATGGTGGGCCAATACTGCATCAGTCCGATCGTCCTAATGGAGGCATTGTGATTCTTGGTGCTGGTTCGAGCCAATGGCTTGAAAAGGCGATAGCGGGCCATCAACCATACATTAAGTAAAGCAAAGTGGTGTAACACATGACGCCACCTAAACCCCCAACCACACAAACAAACCACCGTGACAAAAGAAAGCCTCTCGTCCGTTGACATATGGACGCGCCCAGCAGAATCAAAGCTTAGAACTGAGGCGCTAAGACGCAGCGCCAACAAGCCGCTTGACGAACCCTACGCCTTTTGGGAGCGAAGGGGAAAAACAGTATTTGTTAGTGAAATCAAAGGCATGTCCATTGAGGATCTGGATGTCTTAGCAAGTGACATGCAAGTGAAGTGGAATGAGCTAAACAGCGAAATCTCAACAGAGTACGCCAGGCTTGCGTCTGTTCCTGAAACGCAGCCATCAGTTGCTGACAAGTTAAGACTGACAATACGAAGAATGGTGCGTAAAAAGACACACGCCAAGACGATATGGTGGGAAGTGACAAGGCAAAAGAGTTATCTCAATAAAGACAAGCATAGGCCAAAGCCGAAACTTGTTAATAGCCAGCGAGACAAAGATAGCTTAACAGCTTTGGGTAGCAAAATGAATTACTTTAGAATCAAAGAACTTATGCTTTTGATTCGCGCTGAGATTGGCGATGCGCGGTTTGATGTATTAGAAAGCCAAGCGCGAGCGCAAGCTGTTCCGTTATTTCAGGCGTGGGTCACTACTACTGATACCCCGCCTGTGTTGATTGAACATGTACTACTGGAAAACCAAAAGCACATGCTCCCCACGCTCTAGCGCTCGGGATCCCATCCGCCAGGCCCTTTCCACCGATTCACCACCACCAGACCCCCGTTTCCATGACTGCTAATTTTGACTGGAACGACGAAAGCGTGCCAGTTGGTAAGCGCAAAGTTGCTTTTGTTAAGTGGTTGACCAAGAAACGGAAAGTTTCGCTCATTCAAGCTAAAGTGATGGCTAACTCAAAATTTGGACCGTCCCAAGCCTCGCTGCAAAGCGAACGCATCCGCCAAGAGCATAAGAAGCGGCACCGCGATCAGTCCGCCATCCGCCGTTTTGGGCACGTTGCGCAGTACGAAGAGCCAGCCCCGGCAACGGTTAACCACGACATTGCTGGTCTGCTCAAGCGACTAAGCCTGCCTACGTCCTAACGCCCGTTACAGCCGGAAACCTGCCGCAACACTGCCCGCCCGCCATGGAAGCCCCAGTCATGGAAGCCCGCTCCTGCCCACGCTGCGGCGCCCTCTGGCTAGGCGAGCAGCTTTACTGGGCCACCGGCAAGCCCGCCTCAGAGCTTGATCTAGCGGGCCTCGTCTGCAACATGGCCAACGACCCCGCCTGCATCAACCCGTGCAAGGGCCATGAAGGTGGCGACACCTGGGCCAAGCGCATAGAGCGGGTCAGCCAGCCTTTTAGCGTTGATGCATAAAGGGCAATAAAAAGCCCCGGCAGCACCGGGGCCATCAACTCAAACACCGGGATTCCCGTTGTTTGCTTGGCTACCACTTGACCCTGTTCGCCCAGTAGGCGGCGCTCATCGGACCCTTGGCGATGTTGTCAGCGTGGCGAGCCTTGAAGCTCGCACGGCGGGCCTTCTGGGCATCGGTGCGAGGGTTCTTCCCGGCACCACTCACCCCCTGCTGACCGAACCGGATCAGCCGGACCTTCTCACCCTCCTTAGCCAGCACCGCATGGCTCTTGGTGGCGTGCTGGGGGGTCCGCTTGGGCTTGTTGTAACCCTCAAACGTCTCCCCCCGAACAGTGATCGCCATGATCAGAGCAGATCGAGGCCAACCTTGCCGTAACCGGCCAGGCTCACCTGGAACTTGATCACCGTGCCAGCAGCCTGCTCAGGCTGGTAGCTCTCGAAGAAGCCATAGCCGTACTCCACCTGCTTCCCGTTGTTCGGGCCGATGACGGCGTACTCAACCATCAACTTCTCGCTCACGTTGAACTCTTCACAGATCCGCATGGCACGCCACGCAGGATCGGCGAAATTCATCGCCCCGCTGATGCTCCAGGTCTTGTCCCTGGCGGTAGGAATCGGGGTGTTGTAGCTGCCCGCCTCGTCGTCGTAGGTGGTGACCGATTCCTTGGTGGTGCTGTTGCTGGGCTGGATATTGGTTAGACCCAGCAGGCGGAACGGGGGATCGGTGCCGTCGAGCAGGAGAGAGGGGGCCACCACACCAGCAGATACAGCAGCAGTGGTGATCGCCGAACCGGTCAGGGCATAGGTCAGGGTGTGCGGCGAGGTGGTGGTCACAGCCGTCACCACGAACGACCCGTTGAGGGTGGCGAAGGGAGCAGGAAGATCCTTGACGACGATCCGCTTGCCCACCGCGATGCCGTGGGCATCAGCAAAGGTCAGGGTTGCGGTGGTGCTGGTGCTCACGGCATTGGTAACCGCCTTGGTGCCGACACCGAATGCAAAGTTATCGCCGGTTCCAGCCGTGATCACCTTGGCGGTGGAGCTTTGCAGGGTGGTGTTGTCGATGAACTTGCCGGTGCCAAGCCCGCCGAGATTGACGCGGGCGAGGTCAACCGCCGAAGACTTGAGGGGGGTGAAGAAGAACCTAAAGCCGTAGGCCTGTTCCCATGCCTGAGTCATGATCCTGCCGGCGCTGCCGGTGCGTTACCTCGCAGGTTCCCGCCATGGCTTAAGCCTTCTCAGCGGCTTAGGTGGGAAAGCTGAGGCATGGCTTCCTACCCTCGCGGCGTTTCCCACTGTCCCCATAACGCACGGCGCCCATATCAGGCTCGCGTGTGGTGGGCCGGAAGGCGGTGGTCGCTGGGCTACTTCACGTCGATTCAGGCTGCAGCGCAGGCGGTGGAGGATTGCTATCGCCAGATCGAACGATGGGCAGCCATGAACCTGCCGCCGCCCATGCTGGCGCTGCAACATCGGGAGCGGGTGGCACCTGCAGGGTCACCAGCCGCTGCGGATCATCCGCCAACCTGAAGACCCGTTCTTGCCCCGCTGCGGTGTCCTCCGCCAGCAGCAGCCCCCGCCAGCCGTCCTGATGCTCCACCGGGGCGAGCAGAAGGGCATCGTCTGCCAGCAGGGCCAGCAGTGGTGGCGGTGGCGTCCCCTCCCCGGCGGTGGCCAGGGCGTCGTAGAAGGCCATAGCGAACCCTGGCACCTGCACCGCTTCGCAGAGGGCCAGCATCGCCGCGCCAGCTGCAGCAGGCGGCCCCTCGGCTGCGTCCTGATTCTTGGGCGGCAGGAACCAGCAGAACTCCTCCATCGTGAACGGCTCGCGGCGCTTCTCGGTGTCCCGGTGAGCGCTGGCATACCAGGCGTGGAAATTGGCGATCGGCCGCTCTGCCGCGTGCAGCCGTTCCCTCAGGAGGCGGGTGCCTTGGTCGAGCGCTTCCCAGATCGTGACTTCGGGGCACCAGGCGAACTGCTCGCTGGTGAAGGCATGGTGACGGGGCCAGAGGTCGCAGAGTTGCCAGAAGATGGCTCCCCAGTCGGTGGGAGGTTGGGCTTTCCCAGGCTGTCGGCCATCATTTGCAGCGTGGCCGCAGGATCAGCTGGTGCAGCGCCCCCGCGTTGCTCGCGCAGCATGAAGGCGTAGACGGCATTGCGGAGCCCCTCGGTCAGGTTGCGGGTGTCGTCGTCGGTCCATTTGGCGCAGTCGGGATCCACCTTGCCCAGCCGGTAAATGATCGCGGCGGTGACGAGACGAGTGACCTGCGCCTCGTTCTGAGCTGACAGGCGGTTGTCAATATCGCGGATCAGGCGGTGCTCACGCTGGCGGATGCAGTCCTCCTTGGGCTCCAGCACTACCGGGATCCCGATGTGCTTGGCCATCAGGCGAGCGGCCACTAGGTTGGCGTCAACCTCGGGTAGGTCGTCCATCTCTTGGATGATGCGGGCCAGCCGGTGGGTCTGCTCGTTCACTGTGGACTGGTAGTCGATCTCGTCGAGCATCATCCGCTCCCCAGCCAGCAGGCTGTTGAAGACGGGGAACTCCAGGATGCCGGTGGTCTCGTCCCCCACCTGCTCGACCTTGACTTCCGGGGCGGTGACAAAGGGAAGCGGCACGGTGCTGTTGTGTTTTCTCAGCTTGCCGTTGTGGCTTAGGGAAGCGCAATGGCTTATGATGTGGGGGCTGGGGGGGTTGCGCTGGCGTGGGCGAGCGTCTGACACTACGACCGCTGCCCTTGCTCCGGCACCCATTCACCACCACCACCGACCATGACCGACTTCCGCGCCTTGTGTGCTGAGCTGATAGACGGCATTGATGAATTTGCAACCGTCTGCGATACCGGTGAGCCCTTCTACCAGTTGATCACCCGCGTCCGCGCCGCCCTGGGCGAGCCGGAGCCGGAGGGGCCAACAGACGATGATTTAAGGGCGCAAATAATGCTATGGCTGGGTTGCACGGATCTCCCTTCCGATGACCAAGAATGGCCAGAACCTTTGCGCATTCCTGAGATCCTGGGCTTGCTTCGCGCTGTCCTCGCCCGTTGGGGCCGCCCGGCAGCGCCAGCCGTGGAGCCCATCCCGGTGAGCGAGCGGCTGCCGGAGGATGACGATTGCCTGGTTATCCCGCCACTCGGGGCAAGCACCTTCCCTCTCCGCTACTGCTGGCAGGCCAGGGAGATCATGCACTGTGGCCAAGCGCGTTTGATCTGGGATTGGAAGCTGGTGCCGCACACGACAGAGGAGCAATGGCCTTTTACGTACTGGCTGCCGGCGACAACTCGATTCCTGCCGACGACGGTAGATCCTGCCCAACCGACCTAAGACCCAGTCACCGCCCTCTGGATGCGCCGCTGCAGCTTCCGGCCAAGCGGGAACACCGGGATCCCCGATACCTGCACCGTGCCCCTGACCGCATCAGTCCAGGGCGTTGCTGGGAGGATGGTGCCATTGCGTAGGCGAGCGCCTTCATGCTTGGCGGTGGCGTAGTCAACGCTCCAGGTGGCTTCTAGGACAAAAGGATTGGGGGAGGAATAAGAGAACGATTGGCTAAGCGTGCCGCGATCCTTGAGGTTACGCGGGCTGCCAACCACTACAAAGGTGCGCCTGACTTTCCCCGAAGGATCCTTTTTCCTTCCCTTGTAACGCTTGGTTTCCCGTGGCCATTGCCAAGCCGGTGGATTGAACGATGCCTGATACTTGTTGATCAGCTCAGCAAACGTGTCCTGCACGATTCCCGCCAGCATCTGATTCAGCTCCCCAGGGCCGGGGCCGGTGACCGTGGTCTCTACTCGAATGCTCATGGTTCAGATCGCAGTGAACAGGGCCGCCTTGAACTTGTCCCCCAGGGCCTCACGTAGCTCGCTGCCGATCCCGCCGACTCCAAAGGGAAGCTCCAGGATGCGCAGCTGCCCCTGTTCGGCACCATCGGCCAGTGTGGGCAACACGGTGAGATCAGTGAGCACAGCCTGCCCGGTGGCTCCTGGCAGCATCCCAGCGGGCCTGTAGCCCGTCTCATCCCACGTGAGGGAAGTACCGGCAACCAGCCAGTTTGCGGAGCCCAGCAGCGCCCAGCGGGTGATAAAGCCTTCGAGCATCAGCGACCCAGCCTTCACCCCCGGTAGATCCTGCTCGCTGCGGCCCTGGGGCTTGGCGAACGCCTCGACCACCACCGCAGGGCCAGCAGCAGGCACCCCCGCACGGAAGTTCGTGATCGTCCCCGGCGGTGCCCACACCATCCGCAGGTTGGCGTATTCGGCGAAGTCGGTGGCCATCAGCTACGAACAAGCATCGTCATTCCGCTGCCGCTGCCGCTGACCGGTTGGATTCCCAGCGTCTGGAAGATCCGCCCTTTTAAGTCGGCCAAACGTCCGCCGAGCACGGCGCCGGCCGTCCCACCAGCGCCGCCGCTCTCGTACTTCACCCTTAGCAGGCTGGTATCCCACTCCAGTACGTCGGCCTTGCTCTTCAGGTCGTCGCGGCTGAGGGTCTCTCCAGGGGTTGGGCCTTCGTAGCTCGCTGCATTGCCGAGGTGCGCCGTCCCGATCTCCACCTTCTCCGCGTAGTCCGCTTCCAGGTTCTCGATCTCGTCGATCCATCGTTGCACCTGGGTTACGGCAGCAGTGGAGGTGATCGCCACCCGGTTGAGGATCGTCGTTAGTTCGGTCAGGTTGGTCACCGACAGGGGCCAGCCCGCATATCCCCGGATCAGCTCACGGTCATCCCTTGGGGTGATCCGCCACAGGCTGTTCAGGACGGGGATGGTCATGGCGTCGCACGATCTAGCCCAGGTTTCCAGGAAACCTCAGGCAGTGACCGGTGATCCCGTGTACAACGACAAAGCAGGCAAAGGCATGGCAATGGGCAAGGCTGGCAAGGGCAAGAAGCAGGCCATGCCGAAGAAGCCGAAGCCGTCCAAAGGCGGGGGCATGAAGGCGAAGTGATCAATCAGGGGCCAGCCAGCTCCTGATCCTTTCCTCCCTCGCGGCAGTGTGGAACGGCTGCGCGTGATACCAGGCCCACACATCACAGTGGTTTTTGCTGACGTTGCAGCCAGCACATGCCGGCACAAGGTTCGATCGCACCGTCATGCCCCCCTTCACCTTGGGGATCACGTGGTCAAGCGTGATCTTCTCTGGCTCGCACCCGCAGTAGGCGCAGGCACCATCCCATGAATCGATGATCTCCCGTCTGAAGCTGTTTTTTGTGACACGTTTGGAAACAAGCTGAGATCCTTCAATCCGATAGGACACGTGTTACTCGGTGAAGACCGGGAATGAACCAACGAACCCCAGGCGGCTGTGCAGGAACCTCATCCCCTGCTGCGGTCGCTCGGGCCTGTAACCTTGGCGGTGGCCATAGGGAGCGCAACCAGGAAGGCTGCCGTTACCGGTGGCCCTGCCGAAGCCCAACGTATGAAAATGGCCGTGGAATGTGTTATCAGCCGGGATACTTTGATCCAGGTTCTTTACGTGCTTGTCCACGTTCCACAGTGGGCCAGCAGCACCGCCGTTGTACTTCACCGAATCGCCATGGAAGAACCTGATCCGCTTGTCGTAAACATCTAGGTAAAGGCAGTCGGCATCAGCGATCTGCCACACCAGACGCGGTTGATCTCTGTAGTGCCTCCTGAGGTTGTGATACATCAAATGAGCAAAGCTGTTCTCAGTGGCGTTGCTCTGCTGCTTCTTGGTGGTCCGGTCATGGTTGCCCACGTTGCAGGGCACCATGATCCGCTCCAGGTCGGAATGGGCCAGCAGGTAGTCAAACCCCCGCACTAGGGCCAACTGGCACCGCACAATCTGCTGGGTGGTAGTGAGGGTTTGATTCTGCACTGCGTCGTTGTGCAGCTCCCCTTCAATCATGTCCCCACCTAGCCAGACCACACCCTCGCGGATGGTCATGGTGTTGCGCTGGCCGTCGATGATCTTGAGGGCATTGCGGAACACCGCATCGAGCCGGTCGTCAAAGATGTCCGGGTTAAACTCGTTAAGATCATTCACCGCTGATGGCTTGACCACCATTCCGCAGTGAATGTCGCTGATCATCAGAATCGGTGCCGCCTCCTCCCTCTCGGGATCTCCCGGTGGCTCGATGGTCCCCTGATCGAAAATGTCCCTGATCTCCAGGGCCGTGGTCAGGGCATCCTGAACCCTTTCCAGCTTGGCTAGGGCTCGCTCTGACGAAGCCTTGGCATCCCTCGCCTCAGCCCTGAGCCTGCGGGCATCAAGCTGGAGGGCTAGCAGCTCGTCGCTGGTGTCCGATCGCTTGCCGTTCGGGCACATGCCCGGCTTGCAAAATGGGCGGCGGGTTCCGGCCTCGTCGTGCCATTCGATGGCGCTCTCTTCAATCCATTCCCGGCAGGAGCTGTTGCGGCGGCATTGGAATGTGCGCTCAGCCATGACTCAAGCCAGCCTCTTCAGCCAGACCCGAGCACCAACCCCAATGGACCGTTCCAGCATCGAGACCACCTTGTGGGCGGTGCGTTGGGGCAGGTTCAGGGCCACATCACGCAGCACCTGCCGGGTGGCCTCCTCATCCCTGGCGCCAACGGTGGCGTGGAGGGTCAGGAACGCACGTAGATCAGGAGGCATGGGGCCGTTGCGTTTCCTTAGCTTGCCGTAATGGCTTAGGAAACCGCAATGGCTTATGATGGGCGGGCCGGAGGGTTTCCTGTTCTGCGCAGGGACCGTTGTACCTCCGGCACCCCCTTCACCACCACCGACCATGCCTGAACCCGACTTTCGCGCCGCCCTGCAGCAGCTAGCCGATGCTATTGACGGGAGTGAGATCAGGTTTCCAAAGTACGACTGGCATGGGCAAGAAGGCACGTGGTTTCCCGAGCCAACCCACTGGCACCCCCTCCCCAGCCCACCGACCACCCCCAACCCCCATGCTTGACGCCAACACCCCCGCCTTCCGCCAGCAGTACCCCAACGGCGCCAACGTCTACGACCGGCTGGGGCGCCAGTTGCGCGGCGTGGTGGCCTGTGACCCAGAGACGGGAGAGGTGATCACCTGCGACATGGGGTGGATCGCCAAGGCTTGGCTGAGGGTGCTGTGGGCCAAGGATCCATTCAGTCATGCTTACCGTTGGCGCCTGGGCCGGCTGCGGTTTCCATCAAGACTGCCCCGCTACGAGGTAGTAAGTGGCGAGATCCTGCGCCGCCACGGCTTCCACCCCGCTCCGCTGACGGTCAAGCCCTGTCAGTGGCTTCACATCGGGATTGACAACCACTGAGCCCCGCTTTGTCAACCACATTGTTAACCACCACCATGGACACCCCGGCACTCCCTACCGCTACTGAACTTGTATTGCTTGGCGGTCCGTTTGACGGTGAAACGGTAAGCATCTACGGTCGTCCCTACGAGTTTTGGATGCCGATTGATCTTCCATTATCATTTGAAATCGACCCCTTGTATGAACGCAAGCCTCGGTGGGTGGCAATCTACACAAGGGTAACGGACAAAAATCAGTATCAATACCTGGAAACACGCCGAGATTGATCCCGCTTCAGATCACCCCCTAGCCGCCGCCCTCCTAGCGGCTAGCTCCCCTATCGCCTCGCTGAACGTCCGCCCATCCAAATCCAACGGCGCCGAGGGCGGGATACTGCGCTTGCGATCGGGGAACAGATACCGCTCGCTGGCAGTTGGTGTCGTCAGCGCCCGCTGCAGCAGCCCCCGCGCTCGTTCCTCGCTGATCCCCTCAGCCTTGGCCAGGGCTCTCACGCCTGCCGCCTGCTCCTCCCGCCAGAACTCACCATCGAGCAGGGTGTCACGAATCACCGCATCCTCTTCCAGCACCTCATTAGCAGGCACCGGAACCGGGGTGCAGCGGCATTGCGGGTGAGCAGGGATCACCACCTGATCGGCCGGGAAGATCTGCCCATGGCGGCTGAGGCAATACCGACAGGCCCGCTCATCGGTGGCAGCGACCCACCGGATGAAGGCGTAGCCCTCCCTTAGGTTGTGTTCAAGGGCGCCCTTCACATAGGCATTGGCCAGCTCACTGCGAGCGATCACCTCAGCCCGCTGCCGCAGCCCCATGCGGGCCGTCTTGCCCGTGGGGTCGGTTGTGCCCTCCAGCGCCCCGAGGATCTGCCGTTCCAGCCGCCTGGGGCCCCAGCCACGGGCTACTCCTTCGCTCACGATCTGGGCGATCTGATCACGGAACCGGGCAGTTTCGCCCTGCATGAAGGCGGTTGCGGCCTGTGTGGCAGCACGGACCGCCAGCGGGTTGGCACCGGCATAGGTGGCAGTGGCACCGGTCACGATGGCCTGCAGGGCGGCAGCCGCCTCACCACCAACGGATAGGGCCTCGACTAGATCGGTGGTGAACCGCCGCTGCCAAGCTGCGATCTCCTCGGGCGGCAGGAACTGCTGAGCATCCCGCAGGATCGCCTGGTATTTCGCTGTCGCCTCGCCGGAGCTATAGGCGCCGGGGGCTCTGATTGGGTTCCCCTCGGGGTCCAGTGCCTCGGGGCCCACGGCATTCAGGTAGGCGCTGTAATGCCGCTTCAGGTCGCCTAGGACGCGATCCAGGGCGGTGCGGAGCATGGCGGTGGTGTTGGCCACCATCCGCCCCTCCAGCTCATCGAGGATGGCGGCGTAGCTATCAACGCTGCGGATTATGCGGTCGCCCTGGGCCATGGGTTACGACCGTGGGAAGTACAGCAGAAGGGCGATACCGGCCACAATCATTCCACCCGATAAAGCAAAATCAAACCGGGTTCCGTTAGCAAGGAACAGTCCCCAGCAGCCGCCAACGACAAGGCTGATAAATGAGTATTTCACTCGCCCACCACCCCGTCGCTTTCCTCCTCATCGTCGGAATCGTCGTCAAAGCTGGCGAGCACCAGTTCCTGTTTGGCTAGCTCCAGCACACCGATCGCCTCAAACAAACTGCACAAGGATTCGGAAATAGCGGTGCTGATCTGTTCGTAAAGCTGTTCCGCACCCATGGGGCCTCCTGGTTACGGCTTAGCTTTCCGCTCATGCCGCCACCGTCGGCTCTACCTCATCCAGCGGTGTGCTCATATCCAGCGGCGTGGTCGTGTCGTTCCGCCCTGGTGTTGGCGCCCCCAGCGTCGGCCGCTCCTTGCGAATCCGCTCCATCTCGTCTTCCACGCTGCTCGTTGCCCGGTTGAACCCACCGCGCTGCAGCTCCTCCACGGCGCTTTCCTGGCTGATCAGCGGCTCACCACCGGTTAGATCCATCAGTGCCTTGGCGCCCTGTGCATCGAGCGGCGGGACAAAGGCGTTCTCGTCCATCGTGAGGCCAGCCCCGACAGGTAGCTCCTCCCCGGTATAGAGGCACCAGATCGCCAGGATGGACTGCATCGCGGACTTCTTACGCTCGCCCAGGGACTTAATGCTCACCTGAGTCCTGCCGCCTTCCAGTTGCGCCTGCGTGGCCGTCTTGGTGATCTTGCTGTCACCGCTGAGGAAGCCCAGTAACTGCTGGTTGATCAACTCCTCCACCTCTTTCACCTGCTCCCGCTGCTCGGCTAGGGAAGTTGCACTGGGCTCGCGGAAGAAGAAGTCTCCGTCCTTATCAACATCGACAGCCGTGTTAGGGCCAATCACCAGCGGTGTGACTGCTTTGCCAGGCATCGGCGGAGGGGCGCCCTTCCTCACTGGCACCGGCATGGCGCACTTGCGAGTTTTCTCCTTCAGGTCGGAGCGCATCTGGAAATGCTCGATGCAGTGCTCCACCACCTGGCGAAGCGGCTGCCCACCCCTGCCGAACCCGGCCTTCTCGGCTGGATACCAAACTACCGGGCAGATCGGCAGCGGCTTCTGCTTGGCGTCCAGGTATTGGCCATTGCTCACCTCGTCAATAGTTAGCCTGCCGTCTGCCTGCTTGGTCAACTTGTACAGCGTCCACTTCCCCGCCTCGATCACCCGGTAGCGCTCCTCATAGATCACCCCAAAGTCACCATCGGGGGAATCAACCTCAGCCCATTCCAGGAACGTGCAGCGGGTCACCACCTCCACCGAATTGACAATGGCGGTCCGCCAATTCAGGCAGGTTGAACGGGTGCGGCTGACCAGATACGGGCGCCGCTTCAGTGCAGCCTCGCTGGCCCCATCGGTAGGCTTGCCATCGGGCATCTCCACCAGGACCGGCACCCCACCATCTCGAAGGCATAGGGCATCCACGGTGAGCCACCATGCCTCAAGGCTATTGCCCTCTAGGTCAATGTTGTCCTTCGCCCTCTCAAAGGTCGGCGGCGGGTTCACTAGGTCGCTGCGCGATAGCACCCCTGCGAAGGCTTCGATACCAGCCCTGAAAAAGTCGGCAAACACCGCACGGCCCAGCCTGCCCTGATAGGCATTGGGCGGTTCCGCTGGTTCGGCCGGCAGATACTTTTGCTTGGTCGCCTCACCCTTCAGGCAATACCAGGCGTCGTAGGCTCGCTCCAGATCCTCGGCGTGCTCCCGCAGGATCGGATGCCGGAACGATGGCAACTGCGGGTCGGTTCCAGGATGTTCAGATTGCACCGCCGCCCGTACTCTTTGCCTGCTAGTGGAGCTTTCCGCTTAGAGCTTCACCGCCTTGGGATGGGGCTTGCGGCGTTGGAAAAGGGACGGCTGCACCACCTCGACCGGTGCGGGCCTTGGCTGGCGGGGGCGCCGCTCACGGGGCACGGGGGCAATGGTGGCAACTTCGAGCCCTAGGAGCCCCTGGCGGAACTGCTCCAGCGTGCGTCCACGCAGCTGCGCCTTCAGGCGGTTGTGGAACTGAATCATCGGCCCCGAGGGGTAGGCCCGTTTGAATGGATCAGCCCCCCACCGCTCCAGGAGGCCACGATCAGCGGGGCGCAGGTTGGCGAACGCTGCATCGGTGAGGGCATAGAGCGCGGGGGCAAGGGCTGCCTCTGTTGCCATCGGCTGATGCTGGCTGAACAGGGTCAGCTCGTCTTCCAGCTCCACCGTGCCGACCATGCCGCCGACCATCTCGGTGATCTCCTCCTCCGTGAAGCAGGGCAGGGCCTCGACAACCTGAGCTAGCGTCTGTCCCTCGGCCAGCATCCGGCGAACACGGGGGTAGTGCTCACGCCACTTCGATGGCATCTTCACGTCGTAGCCGTGGTCCCTGATGTGGTGTTTAATAGCTCCCTCGATGAACATGCACACGCAGGTTGAGAGCGCATAGGGGCGATCTGTGGCGGGGTTAATCCTGTGCGGGTCGTAGCGGCGGCACCCGTTGATCAGCCCCTCCAGGGCGGGGCCGATGAAGTCTTCAAAGGGCCGGCTGCAGCGGCGGGACCACTTAGCAGCGGCTGCCTCAGCTAGCCCCTGGTTCTCAATAATCAGCCGCTCGGAGAGCTCAGTGCGCGGTGGTGCCCCAGGCTTGGCCGGTTGCTCCAGCGGCGCACCCTTACGCTCCCGGCGCCTGCGCTTGGGGGGCTCCGGGAGGGTATCGGTGGGCTGTGGCGTGAGGGTGGTGGTCATCGGAAACCGGGGATAGCGGACCGTCGCCGGGGTGGTGGGGTCTCCGGCTGCTGCAGCAGTGCGGTGGAGCCGTGGCCATAGGTGGCGGTGGTGATCCGCATGGGGCCGCCGGGGCCGTAGCCCAGCTCTGCGGCAAAGATGCGGTGCAGCGGGTAGCCCACGGCATCATTCGGGTGGTCGTAGCCGGTCTTCTTGTCCGGTTCGCCTTGCTCGTTGTAGGGCTGGCGCTCCAGGGCCTCGATCAGCCGTGGGCACTCTGGGCTGATCCAGAATCGCGTTTCCCCCTTGGCGTTCAACAGCAGGGCCTGCACCACGTTCACCCGATCGCGTACCGGGGGATTGGCATCAGGGGCGTAGTTGGCAAAGCCGTAGGACTTCAGGATCCCGATGTCGGAGAGGCTGGCATTGGTGCTGCGGTTAGCGCCGCTGGCATCGGGATAGGCCCAGATTGAACGGTCCGGGAATCGCTCGCGCACCTTGCGGCATAGGTCATCGGTGTCATGGGCGCCCATGATCTCGGCGAAGGCGTGGGCGATGCCTTTCCGCACCACTAGCAGGACGCCGGACATATTCCCAACGTTGAAGTCAATGCCGATCAGGATCTGATCAGTGAGCTGTAGGCCATCGGGTAGCGGCTTAACGTGATAATCACGGTTGAAGCGGTCGTAAACCTGACCACTCTTCAGGTTGATATAGATGCCCTCCATGTAGGCCTTGAGCATGTTGCTGGTGTATCGGGTGCGCAGGTTGTCCAGGTAAGCCTCGGGCAGGTGTGGGTTGTCCTGGGTGCGCATCCTGATCAGCCGCTTGCCAGGATCGGCCTGGGCTTCAACGGTGCCGAAGGTCTTGTAATGCCAGACGAATCCTTCTGGGGTGGAGAGGAAGACAAGCTGGCTGATATTGCCAACTCGAATGCGGCCGAGGATCTTCTCGTAGCCCCGTGCGGCGATCTGCTCCTGAACGGTGTCCACCTCGTCAACAAGGGCCCATGCCCAGTCAGGGCCAACAATGCGTTTGAAGTTCTCGAAGCTGCGGGCTAGTACGGGTGTATCACCATCTGGTAGGTGCAGGATGTGCTCGGGCAGTGGCGATGCGCGGAAGGTGTAGGGGATGCCGTAGTGATCAAGGAAGGCATCAAACTTCCTGATCCAGATGTCCCGCAGCATGGGCCCAGTGGGCTCCAGCACGCAGCCGATGAAGCCCTGGTTCAGCACCGCAAGCTGAAAGGCTTTGGCACAGGCGCCGAGGGTCTTGCCTGCCCCGTAGCCAGCGGCCACGCCGATCTCACGGGTGGTGGTGTCATCAAATAGCTCAACCTGCCCGCCGTGGAGGTCGTCGCGGATGCGAGCGAGGGTGGCGGGGATGTCAAGCCGCATGTGCGCCGCTGCGGTGCTTTCCAGCTCCAGCACGGCGAGGCGCGAAGAGGGGTCAGGGGCGCGGATGGGGGTCATCCCACCGGCCCCACGCGATACACCGCCCAATAGGCGCCGGGCCCTGGGTGGTCCGTAACGTCAATCAGCTGATGCTCACGTAATGCCGCAATCCGCCTACTCACGGTGGACTGCGAACACTGCCACCGGGTCATCATCTCGGCGGTGGTGATCTCCGGGACAAAGCCTGCCGCAATGCGCAAGCCAAGCCATTCGGCAAGCTCCAGGCAATCCAGCAGGGTGCTTTCACTCACAAAGGGCCGTCGTGCCAGCAGGGTGCGAACGAGATCGGTCACGGTTCCCCCTCATCAGCAGGAGGCGTCCCGAGACCACGGGCCTGGATCTGCAGCAGCACTCGCCGTTCATCGTCTGGGGTAAGCCCAGCAGAGGCAAGGGCATCCATCACGGTGGCAACGGTCTTGCGCTCTACGCGGCGATCGGCGGCAGCATCGGAGAAGTGATCACGCAGCCTGGGGTGATGCGTCAGGAGCCAAGATGCAGCCCAAGCGTTTGGCGGGTTGTCTTTCGAGCCCGATGCTGCTGTGCGAAGCCCGCCTAAAAGGTTTTTGCACTCTTCCGCATCAGCTAGAAAGATGGCAGCCCGAAACTTGTATTCAAGGCTGTCTTCACCTTTGCTATCAGCGTTCCTGATCCAGGTGTGTGCGGTTGTTCGGCCAATGCCAAGCCGATCCGCGATCAGGGCGACAGGGAGGCCGTGAGCCGCTTCGATGCGCGCCGCTTTCACCAGTTCACTGGTGAGCTTGGTGGGACGTCCGCCAGCAGGCACAGGCGTGGTTGCGTTGCGGTCGCCCATAGTCTAAGCCATAATTGCCGTTTGGGAACGGCAACGGTTATCCACGCGACGCAGTGACGGTAGTGTCGGCGTTGTAGCGCCCAACCTCGGCATAGGACGCAAGGGGGGTGGAGTCCATGCGTAGGAACTTCATTTGCCCGATCTTGAGGCCTGGGTAGATGCCAACCCAGTGGAGCTGGCGGACGTTTTTCAGCTCTAGGGTGAGGCGTGAGCCGTTCCAGCCGGGGTCGCACCATCCGGCTAGCAGGTGCTGCAGACCTTCGCGGGCGCGGGACGACTTGAGCACGAACTGTGCGGCGATGCACTTGGGCAGGTTGAAGATTGGCTCACCTTCTGCGAGCAGGAACTGCCCAGGCACCATGCGGTAGGGGTCGTCTGCGGTGTGGTGAGCCATGCAGTAGGGCACAAGGCCGGGCCCCTCGCTGGACTCGATCAGGATGTTGGAGCCCAGGCGAAGGTCCAGGCTTGCAGGGTTGAGGAGGGCGGGGTCAAAGGGGGTGACCATGCCGGCTTCGCATAGGGCACGGATCTGGAAGTCAGCGAGAACGGTCATTTGGTGATGGGTTCGTAGATGGTGCGGGCTTGGTGCTGGGCGATCGGGCGGAGGTCCGTCCAGAACGGTGCTTCGTGGTCTGGGGGGAGGATCAGTGCCTCGGGTGTGCCGTTGGTGGAGCGGACCTGGAGGATGCGGAGGCCCCAGCCGGGGGTCTTGGGGGTGGACATGGCTAGCGGTCTGGCTCGGCAACAACTTCCCACCCATGGGAGCGAACGCCTGGCGGGTGGTTCTTGCGTGATCGCCCATGCCAGCGGATCCGCCCAGATTTGCGCATGGCTTGCATCCGTGCGTCAACGGTCCGCCACTTGCCGCCAGCCAGATCAATCAGTGTTTGGTTGTTGGTTGCATGGCCGGAGGAGGACCGCACAAAAGCGCAGATGGCGTCGTCAAGGATGTTGTGGTCAATCATGGGCCACCTCCTGCACGGTTTGCCCTGCCCCCGGCGTGTGGCACCCCACCCCGTCAAGCCAATCGGCCACCTGGGAGGAGCCCCCGTGACGCTCCCTGAGCATGATGGCCAGTTCGTGGGCGACGGCGGCGGAGTCGCGGCGGCAGTCGCTGCAGATCGCCCCGACCGGGCATGGGCCGCCGGTTGGGCAGGCGCCACGGCACACCGCCAGGGCCAGGCGATCGGCGGGGGTGGGGTCAGGCATTGGCCCTCTCCAGCTCGGCGGCGATGGCGAGGATTCGGGCGCGCGTCTCTTGCCGTTGCGTTCTGCGGAGGTACTCACATAGCGAGTCGTCCTCAGAGCAGTAAGGCTCATCCGGCACCACGTGATCCGCAGCGGCACGGAGGGCGGCGGCGGCAATGATTCGGCGCCGCTCAAAGCCTGGGAGGCTGGCAACTTTTAGGATGGCGGCTTCAACCGCCTGCGCGGCGGGGGAGAGGGGGTGGGTCATCGGATTGGCGACTCCATGTTTAGCTGTGTTCGGCCGTACATCCCAAGTCGCTCTGCAATCCTTGTCATTTGGTTGGGAGTGTTGCGTTTTTCCTGATAAATAAGCGCCCCTGCGCAATGGACACTTTTCTTTGTCGAGGTAAAACTTCCGTAGAGCGGCGTAGTACCTGCCCCAGCGGGCGCCTCGGCACCAGTTGTTGGCGCCGTACTTGCTGGCCCCGAAGGTCAGCACCTCCGCAATGGCTTCCATTGCTGGTGGCGGCAGCAGGTCAAGGCGGGGCTTGCTCGCGCTTTCGGCGGATTTACGAGCTTCGCCTTGGGGCTCGTCAAAATGCTCAACCATGACTTTCCTCCTGCACGGTTTGCACGGTTCCCGGCGTGTGGCACCCCACCCCCCCGGCCTGGGGCACCGGGTCTGGCTTGCCTTTGCCTAGCTCAGACTGGGCATAAGTACTAAAACCAGCCAGTTCCCAATCTTCAGGATTCACGTTAGCTGCGTAATTCAAAGCATAGTCAGTTCCAACCGATCTAACAATTTCCTTCCAAACAACACCGTCGCCATGGTCTTTTACCACGGCTAACGCTGCGCAGATGCCGCCCATAAAGCCATTATCCCATGTACTCACCGCCACCGGCACCACCGCCGGGGCGGGCGCGGGCTGGGCCAGAGCGGACTTGAGCCGTTGCCTAATGTCCTGCCAAGCATCAAAAGCAGCATTATCCCGGTCATAAGGGTTTAAGCCAGAAAAGTTATAGCGACCTTCCCCATGGTGGAATGCCAAAACTTCGGCACACAGCTCACGAAAAGTGTCAGTCATTTTTCAAATCCTCGGTTGTGATAGCGGAGAACTGCTGGAGTAGGACGGCGGCGCGGAGGGCGGCGGCAATGGCTGAGCGGTCGCCAGGCTGCTTCCAGAAGGCATCCAGCACCTTCTGCGTGGCGGGGGAAGGGGGGGTAGGATCCGCAGCGACGGAGGCCGGCTCCCTGCTCTGCACAGCCGGTCCATCTGTCGCCCAGGGCAGGCCCGATTGCGGCGCCGGGATCGGTCGCCAGGGGCCGTTCTGGTGGTCGGCGCCCTGCCATTCATCACCGCGCTGGCGGACGTAACGGGGGAGGTCGGGAAGACATTCGCTCATTGTTTTTGTCGCCAGTAAGGGCAGTGGTCGTTCAGTTCCTCGCGGCGATTTATATAACCACCACAAAGGTAAGGTTGCGAAGACCAGTAAAATGCCTTCGGTAATTGTGGTAATTCAATCTTTTTGCCGCACCTGCCTTCGCCGCTTGGATGAAGGCTGCCGGACTTCGTGCGTTGCCAGTTGGCATGAGCGCATTCGGTGCAGTTTTTCATGCCTCCCCCTCCCCGGCATGGGGCAGCGGAATGGCGCGGGCGGGCTGGGCGTCTGGGGGGTATCCCGATGTGCGGATCCCGTGTTGCTGCATCACCGGGCGGATAATCGCCAGGGCCTCGGCGCATCGCTGCTCTGCCCACTTGAATGTGTTCGGGGCTGCGTTGGTTTCTTCCCCCTCGGCAATGTCTGATAGGGCAGATTCCGCACTGATCAGCGCATCACTCAGCGCGGCCGGCGGGGCGGCGCCGTGCTGGCGGCCGAGGTCGTAGACAGCGCGGAGAGCAGGCCCAAAGCCGTGCCCTGGAGGGTTGTTGTAGGCGTTGCACAGCTCTTGGTCTGTGGCCACCGGGGCGGCCTCGGGGGTGGAGGGAACCAGCTCAACTGCACCGGGGATCGGCCGTGCCTCCAGCGCCTCCACCCGCTCCAGCAGGTGCAGGAGTAACCGGTCATAGGTGTTGCCATCATCAGCAGCGCACTGGCGCAGCCAGGCGAGGTCTTCAGGCTGTAGTGAGTTGCTCATCCCTTCACCTCCAAGGGCAGGATTCGCACTTCCATTCCCTCGGCCAACAGTGCTTCGGTGCGCGTTGACGCTTCGGTGAACAGTTCAAAGCGCTCTGTGCCGACGAGTGCGCGGCGGCCTGGGCCGGGCGTGCGTTTGATGTACCAGCTGATCTGGAAGGTCATCGAAGGGGATCCTCAAAGGGGGTGTCGTAGGTGATCACTGACGGGTCGGCAGGCTTTGCCGGTTGGTCGTCGGTGGGCAGCACCGGGATCCCGGCAGGCAGGGGCATTGCGATTGCGCCTGCATTGCGTGCCAGGAACTCGGCGAAAAGTTCGTCATCGCTGAGAGGCTGAGCCCATTCGCCGCACCAGTCGTGAGGCATCACCAGTGGCCACTGAGCCCAGGCCGTGTCTTGCGCTGGCCTGGGGGCGTAGCGATTGCAGGTGTCAGGCTCATCATCTTTCCCGACGTAGAACCGGCAGTTAGCGCAGCAGGGCGCTAGGCCATTCGCTTCGCTCATCGGGCCCTCGGTGCTACGTGGCGTTCGTGCAGCAACTGCTGATGTGCGTCCCGCAGGGCTAGAGCCTGACCAAGGATGACGGCTCCCAGTAACAGCAGGATGACCAGGATGATTGGCCCTACTCGGCGATCGGAGGCTTCACTGCGGCGGCGGCGCTCGGCCTGGAGCACCTCCTCTGCGCGATCAGCAGCACTAGCAGTGCGGCGATTAGGAACCGTGGGAAGGGACGGCTCAAACGAGCACCTCGCAGGGGATGGGGTCACAACGAAGGACAACGGTGCCGGGGTGCTGGGCCTCAAAAGCTTGTTTGGCGTCGCGGGCGCTCCAGCCGTGAGGCGTGACCCATTCGATGTGCTGGGTGTCGCCGGACTGGAAGATGCTGGGGAGGATGGTATTTGCACGGGTCGAGCGGTGGTAGGTGATCGAGAAGGTCATGGATGGTGATAAAAGGGTTCGGGGTCTAACAGGCGCTGCGCTTGCTGCCGTTCTCTTTGGGCATGAAGACCCTGGAATCAACGGCAGACCTCGACTGGTCCCGATACAGGCGAGAGGCCATGTGTTCCACCGCTTAACCCGAGCAGTGGATGGCATCACCAGGGAGCGCAGGTACTCCGGCAACTCACCGGGCCATGCCCCGAGGATCAGAGCAGTTCCTTACCGGTGAAGGAGGGGAAGGCCGGCAGGTAGCACGCGGGGGGCAGCGGTGGAGTTGATGCGTTTGTGAGGAGATAGCTGATGCTGTGGAGTCGCCTGCGCCAATTCGTGACGGCCAGGGCGTCTACCGGTTGACCGTCTTCGCGGGAATTGTCCTCTAAAGAGCGGGCAGCCGATTCAGCATCGGCCAGCAGCTGATCCAGGGCGGTAGCTGCCGGCTGCTGGCGGGGGGTGTGGGTGATCGTGGGCATCGGGAACGAAGCGGTGTGGTTTGGGAAGCGCAGCGGTTAGGCGTACGCGAAAGCCAGGCTGTTGCGCTCGTTGATGGTGGGCGACTGCCAGCCTTCAGGCTCAGCGTCGTAGTCCTCGGCTGGCAGGGGCAGGAGAACGGTGAGGCTGTAGGGGGTGCCGATCTGGTCGTAGGTGGCCAGGGTGGTGGCTAGTTCTTCGGCGCTGGTGTAGTCGTCGTTGTGGCCGTTCTGGAAATAGAACCAGAGGGCCACATCATCCGACTTCTCAACCTCAACGGTGCAGAGGGGGTGGTCCCCGATGATGAGCAGGGCATCGGCAAGGGCTTCAGACATGGGCGGTCGGGTTGGTGGTGGTGCCGGGTCTTTGCCCCGGTCCACAAATCATAAGCCGTAAAGCCCGCTTTCGTAAAGCCCTGCCGTCGTTGCGTTTCAGAAACCGTAACAACTGCGCCAAGAGGAAAGCCCCGGCGGTTGCCAGGGCCAGAGATCAGGGCAAGCTGCAGCTAAACCGGCGAAACGGTGAAGTCCCACGATGCTTTGTCGTCTGTGCAGCAGCGGAAGCCCTGGTCGAGCATGGGGGCCACTCGACTGCGCAGATACTCGGCGGTTTGCACGGCAACGTCGTCTGTGCATAAAGCCTGATCCCCCTCAAGGAAGATGGTGAGCCTGATCTCGAAGCGTTTGGGTTGGGCCATGAATGGTAAGGAGCGTGGTTTGATGCGGAAGTGCCGGGATAGGCTCCCGGCGGGCCAGGGATCAGGCGGAGAGGGCCACTTCATATCGGGGGCTGGCCCCGAGCCTGAGGGTGCGTGAGCGGTGGCGCGTCAGGCCAGCCATCAGGGTGGCGGCTACGGCCTGCTCCCAGCACGCGAGGGCTTCCTCGTCTGATGCGGCGTGGATCACGATGCGGGGGGAGGTGTCAAGGAATCCTTGACGGTTGGCGACGGGCCGGCGGTGGTTGGTGGTGAGCGGTGAAGCGGGTGGAGCTGGCTGGAACTGCTCCAGGAACCAGCCATCCATCCAAACGGCAAAGGAGGGTGAGATCCACCTGGCGAGGTCCACCGCCATGCGGGGATGGATCCAGGTGCCCCGCAGGTGGTTGGGGCCGTTGCCGATGGAGACCTTCAATAGGTCCGTCGGAATTCCGACTGACCCCGAGAGGGCCTGCAGGTACTCGCTTGTGCGGCCATTGGCCAGGTAGTGAGGCAGGTGCTTGCCATTGGCCTTGCACATCGCCGTGGCGTTCACGTACCCGTCCACCTGGCGGCGTTGGATAGCGTGGCCGTTCCACTCGCGGGCCTCGATCTGGGTCGGTGCCTGTTGCGCGGGCAGGAGGGCGAGAGGCTCGCCACAGCATTCGCAGGTTGCGCGTTGCATGGCTCAGGCCTCCACAAAGTTGAAGGTGAGGGCAGCAAACTCGGGGGAGGTGCTGCGCAGCTCTGCGACGGCGGCGCGGGCCTCGGCCTCAGTCTCAAAGTCGTTGGGGTAGCCCAGCTCCCACAACGCACGGTCAACAGCTGACGCGAAAGGAGACCCGCCAGGGAAGGCGGGCATAGCCAGGGTTTTCATGGATAGCTTGACTAGGGGGCACTCGACACTGCTGCCGAGCACTTAGATCATAGCCCAATGGGAGAGGGCCAGCCACAGGGCCAGCCCTCTCCGGTTGAAACCGGGCCTCCAGTACGGTTTCAGAGCAGGCCCCTAGAAACCCGCTCACCGCGTCCGCCCTTACAGGTAGGACCGACCCGGCAGCGTCAGGCTACCGGTGCTCGCTCATGCGCTGGCCTCCCGTGGCAGCTCCAGCCCCAGCCGCTCCAGGGCCTCCACCACATCAGCCAGCGAGGTCACACCGAACCGCTTGATCCGCAGCAGATCCGCAGGGGTCAGGTTCAACAGGTGGTCTACCGTGCTCACCCCTGCCCGCTTGAGGGTGTTGTAGGCGCGGACGGTGCGGAGGTCTAACCGCTCGATCGGCACCGATGCCACGGTGGGCTCCGGGGCTGGCTGGGTGCTTTCCTGCACCTTGGCGGCAATCAATGCCTCCAACCGAGCCTCAACCTGATCTAGCCGGGCAGCCGTGCTAAGCGGTGCTGGTTCTGCAGCCACAAGGGATAGGTGTTCGCCCGTCCAGACTTTTTCCTGGGTGGTGAACCGGAACCCGCAGGCTTTGCAGACGCAGCGGCGCCGCTTGGCCTGTGCCTTGGGTTGATAGCGGGACTCAATGACCCGGTGGCCAATGGCTCCGCATTCGGGACAGGGGATCATGCCGCCACCCCTGAATCAAACAACGAAGCAGACTGGCCCTCCGCCTGCTCCAGGAATCGGGCAGCCTGGCGGGCGTACTCGGGCTTCAGTTCAACACCGATATAGCGCCGTCCCATCTTCACGGCCTGATAGCCGGTGCTGCCGATCCCGTTGAACGGATCCATCACCAAATCGCCAGGGTTGCTGTAGAGGGTCAGGCAGCGTTCAATCACATCCAACTGCAACGGGCAGATGTGTCGTTCATCTTCCTGTCCCTTGGCCATGCGACCGTTTAGCACCTTGGTCTGATTAACCTGCATCCAAACAGGCGAGGCCAGCTCCTGCCACATGCCCACAGGCAAATCTTCTGGATCGTGGGTGACTGGATCGGGGTTCTCCTGGTCCTTTCGGAAGAACAGCATGTAGTCAGGCATTCCCACTCGACTACGTGTGCTGTCTTTCTTTAGTTGCTTGTAAAGCAGGCCTAAGGCTTTGGTCCGCTGCATCTCAATCACAGGATCTTTCCAGATTGTGCAGCGAGCGTGGTAGACCCATCCGGCGTCCTGGTGAGCACGAACAAGGTCGCCTCCAAAGTCATGCAAACCGATGAATCCATCTTTGCTCTTGCGAGCTGGCAGGTCTGAACAATGCACGCAGGCAACGCGGCCAGGCTTAAGCACTCGATACAGAGCTTCCGTAAAATAGGCGTAATGCTCCATGAACTCTTCATGGCTGCCGCAGTTACCCATGTCCCGCTCAGAATCTGAGTAAACAAACAAATCAGAGAATGGCGGCGAGAAGATAGCAAGATCAATGATGCCGTCTGGCATTCCGTTCATTACTTCAATGCAGTCGGCCAGATAAACTGCCCAGCTGTGGCCTTGATAGTCAGGTTTCATTTGAGAAAATCGGGAAGGGTGACTTGACTTGTGCGTGCGTATGCCTTTTTGAACGCCGCTGATTGATGGCCATTCATCGCTTCGGCCATAGCTCGCTTCATGCGCTGATGATCCTGAGCTTTGCGCTGCACGTTGTTCCAGATTGATGTCTCCGTGTCGCTGATCACGACGTGACAAGTAACTGGATTGGTCTGCCCATACCGCCAGGCGCGTCGCACGGCTTGGTAGTGCTGCTCATAGCTGTGGCTGACACTGGCGAAGATCACCGTGTTGGCGTGCTGCCAGTTGAGGCCTAGGCCAGCCAGCTTAGGCTTGGAAACGATCACCCGCCGCCGGCCAAAAGTGAAGTCGTCCAGGGCGGCGATCTTTTCCTCTGGGTCCATGGAGCCATGCACCTCGATAGCGTCGGGGATGGACTGAGCGAGGGCCGATGATTCGCCGTTGGTTTCACACCAAACGATCACAGCGCCGTCGGCGGCATTGGCGATCTCGGCGGCCTTAGCCACTCGATCATCCAATGTGAGCCGCTTCTCCTTGTGGATCGTAGTGGCGCTGCCATCGGGGATCCTGAACAGCATCCCGTCGGGCACGTCCACGGTGATGTCAGCCGAGACAGTGTGCAGCTCATAGCTGAGCGGCGGCAGCACAAATCCTGAATCGTCACCACCTAAATCGGATGGCAACGTGGCGGCCCTGGCCCAGCTGGCTACCCAGCCCCAGAAGTCAGCCTGAGCGTGCCCTTTCAGTCGCCAGTCTTGGCTGGCGGTGCTGGTGTCGTTGACGAACCACCGGCACAGCATCTCCATGCTCCCGAGATGGCCCAAGAACTCCGAGTGATTGCCCAGCTCCATGTGATCGTTTGGTGCTGGTGTAGCCGTGGCTGCCAGCCGGTACGGGGTCGATGTAAAGGCATCGCAAAGCAGGCGCTTGGTCGGGCCGGAAAACGCCTTAAGAATGGAGCTTTCATCCAACACGACGCCGCCGTAGACGCTGGGGTCCAGCTTCGGGAGTCGTTCGTAATTGGCGATGTTCACACCTGACCCGGCCTCTGATTGCTCGCGGATCACGCGGGCATCGACGCCGATTGCGGCGCACTCGCGCTGCATCTGCCTGGCCACTGCCAGCGGGGTCAGGATCAGCGCTGGACGGCCGGACTGCTGGGCAAACTCAGCAGCAGCAGCGGCCTCGACCCTGGATTTGCCCAGGCCAGTGTCCAGGAAGGCGGCAGCCCTGCCTTTCTCGCAAACAAACTGCAAGGTGGCCATCTGATGCGGGAAAAGGCTTGGCCACTGATTGGCAGGGGTAAATCCGTTCGAGGTTGCTGCGGTGCCCTTGCAAGCAATGAACTCCCGATAACTGGTGAGTGTTTTCATCGCTCAAACCTCAGCCCAGTCAACCCGAACCGCCGGGTGCAGCGTCCCCTCAGCGATGGCGCGGGCGGCGGCGGCGGGATCCATGGTGGTGAGGGTTGCGGTAAGGGCAGCAACAAAGTCATCCCGGCGCTGCTGCTTGGCCTCCTCAGCCCTGGCAGCCGCCTCCCGCAGTTCCGCCTCCATCTCGGCCTGCTGCTTGACGCGAGCCTCTTCCCGAGCGGCTGCCTCCTCAGCCCGGCGCTCCGCCTCTTCCTGCGCAAGGCGAGCCGCCTCCACCTGAGCCAGTGCATGAGCTTCGCGGGCGGCGATTGCTTCCCGTTCCTTGCGTGCCTGCTCTTCGGCTTCCGCAGCACGCTTCTCTGCTTCCAGTTCACGGGCCAGGCGATCGGCCTCCACGGCCTCCTGCTGCAACCGCGCAATGCGGTCGGCCTCCTCACGGGCTGCCTTCTCGGCGCGTAAAGCCTCCAGCTCCATGCGCTCAGCTTCCTGGGCAGCCAGGGTGTCGTGCAGGGTCTGCAGCCGCTCCAGGGCCTCAGCGCAGCGGTTGGCGCCAGCTTCGCTGAACTCCTCCAGCGTGGTGGGGTCGATCGTGCCTAGCTCTTTTATGCGGTCGTAAGCGTCTGAGACGGTTTCAACCCCTTCGGTGAGCGCAGCAATGCGATCCAGGACGGCCCGGTGCGCTTCGATGCGGGCCTCTTCCTTGGCTTCAATCGCCTTAATGGCCGTTTCGTGGGGCTCGATCAGCCCTTGAACGGCTGCTTCTAGGAGCTTGGCGCTTTCATCTACGGCTTTGCCGCGCTCTATGTGAACCGCCTTGGCGTCCTTCCTGGCTCGCTCAATCTTGCCCTTAAGGCCACGCAAGCCGTGGACGTAGGAGCGGGCTTGTCTGTTGTCCCACTTGTCGTCGTAGTCAAAGACCTTGCCGGGGGCCTCTCCTTCGGCAATGGCGATGTCGCAGGCGATTGCTTCCCATCGGGTGATCGCCTGCGCTTCGGCTGCCGGAACGATGGCGGCCTGGGGGGCGGCGGGGGCTTCCGTGGCGGCTGGGGCCTCGGTGGGCAGCACCTCTGCGGTAACGGCTGGGGGTGCTGCGGTGGCGGCCTTAGCGGTTTTGGCTCTGGTCTTGGTGGTGGTGGCGGTCATGTGGTGGTGATCGTTTCGGAACGACCTAAGTACGATACCATTTTGAAACCGCAACGGCTTAGGCCAGCGGCAATTCATCACGAAACACCACCATGGCAACCGCTACCAAGACCAAAACCCAGGCCCCTGAGGAGGCCATCAGCATCAAGGCGCCGGATTTCCGGTTCCTGGAGATCAACATCCGGGGCACGGCCCCCCTCGTCGTGAACCGCTTCTCAGCGAAGGCGATCGAGATGATGCGGGCCACGCAGGAGGCAGGCAGCGCCGCAAAGTCCAAGAAGGTGCGGGAGCCGAAGGACTTTGATGCCCTGTTTGAGAACGCCAAGCATGTTTCAAACGAGGGCTGGGAAGGCATCCACGCTGCCGCTTTCCGCAATGGCGCCATCAGTGCCTGCCGGGCTGTGGGCTACAAAATGACCCATGCCAAGCTCGCGTTCAGCGTGCTGCAGGATGGCTTTGATCGGGTAGACGGCGCCCCGCTGGTGCGCCTTTCCGAGGGAGTGGCTGAGCAGTGGGTGGCTCCAACCCGGAACGCTACGGGCGTGGTTGATCTGCGCTGCCGCCCGATGTACCGGGAATGGGCTGCCGTGTTGCGCATCCGGTATGACGCGGGGATGCTCAGCTCTAGTGATGTCGTGAACCTGATCAGCCGGGTAGGTCTTCAGGTGGGCATCGGCGAAGGGCGCCCCGATAGCAAGGCCAGCGCAGGCCTAGGCTTTGGCCTCTTTGAACTTATCTAACAATCGGATTACGTGGGCCATGGTTGCGTCTGCTGCCATGGCCTTGCAGGCATGGTGCGGAAGGCGTGTCCGGGGCTCGCAAGGGTTGACGCGGCAGGCATGGCCCGGTCAGGTCGGAACGGCCAAGCCGGGAGGGCGTGGCAGGCACGGTGTGGCAGGGGAGGCCAACCATGGTCGGGCCGGGAACGGCAGGCATGGCTTCGAGGGGCTTGGCGAGATCTGGACTGGACGGGCACGGCAGGCATGGCTTCGGAAGGCACGGCCAGGCCAGTTCTGGCAGGCAAGGCGTGGTCAAGCGTGGAAGGTCTGGCACGGCTGGCTAGGTGTGGTCGGGCTAGGGCAAGGCACGGCTGGCAAGGTCTGGTGGGCACCTCTGGCGGGGCATGGCAGGCGAAGCAACAAGGGCATGGCTGGGTCTGGTGTGGCAGGGTGCTGCAGGCATGACTAGGCGCGGAAGGACAGGTTCGGCAGGCAAGGCAGTGGTGGCAGGGCCAGGACCGGACTGGCAGGCGTGGCACGACGTGGCGTTGAACGGCGGGGTTGGCAGGCACGGAGTGGCGAGGTCAGGAGCGATCGAGGCACGGCATCGGACGGCAGGCATGGTCAGGAAGGCAGGGATCGGCAGGCAAGGAAAGGCGTGGCCTGGACAGGCGTGGCTGGCAAGGCGAGATCTGGCGCGGAACGTCTGGCGCGGCACGGCAGGCATGGCACGGTCTGGATGGGTAGGGCACGGCAGGACTGGCTAGGAAGGCCTGGCGGTGTACGCCGTCGCAGGCTCGGCGTGGCTCGGCAAGGCGCGGCATGGAAGGGCATGGCAGGCAAGGCAAGGAACGATCGAGGATCGACCGGGCGTGGCGCTGCTGGCCTCGCTTGTTGGCGCAAGGCACCGCACGATGCGGCTCAGCTTGCGTGTTGCGATTGCCAAATGGCAGCAGAATGGGGGCTTGAATGGGCCCCCTCATTCCTATCCCCTGAACCCATGGATTTCATCAAAGCTGAACCTGAATACGTCTTCCGAATTGAGGATGGCGAGGAAGCGATGGGCGTCGATGCTCAGACCGCTGGCAGCGAGCTAGACCGCATCCGGCGGCGTGATGGCACGATCCGCCCTGCTGTGGTGGTTGACGAGGCCAGACCGGAGCAGGCACCGCTGCATCCGGCGTTCGAGTGGCGCGACCCGGTGGCTGCTGAGCAGTGGCGCGAGCATCAGGCCAGCACGCTGATCAAGGTGGTGCGGGTGGTGCCTGCTGCTCCTGTGGAGCCCCGCGTGGCCTCGGTGCGGCCTGTCACCCAGCCGGTGGCCCCGTTGGTGGAGCGCTACGACCCGATGGCTAAGGAGGTGCTGGAGGCCGTGGGCTTGGTGGTAGAGGCCCGCCGCAGGGTTGAGGAGCTGAAACTACGCACCCAGCGCATGGGTGATCGCAAGTCGATGGCTGTCCTAGGAGTGGCGTTTGGGATGCTCGATGAAGCCCATGAAGCGCTGACCAACTGTCAGCTCAGTAGCACATGGGAGCGAGAACTACAGCAGGCCCGGTGAGACTGGAACAGAGATCGAGGGGGCCGTGGTTGGCCCCTTTTTTATGAGCGGCTCAACGGTGACCGGGGGTCAGAGGTGATCGCTGGCCCGCTCCATCCACGCCTCGGCGTAAGCCTGCACCTCGGCCAGCTTGCGGAACATTTCCGCCCGCTCGTCTCGGGCCTGCTGCCAGGCAGCATCGCCCTGAGGGTAGAAGTCGCGGGCGTTGCAGGTGGCGGCCTGGAGGGCATCACTGGCCCTGTCGATGGCCCGGTAGACGGCGTGGTACTCATCGGCCAGGGACTTGGCCCCGGTGCCGTTGAGGTGGATCGTGGGGAGGGCGTAGGCGGTGCTGGTGGCGGGCATCGGTCGGAGGCGGTGGGTTGGTGGTGTGGTTGCCGGATAGGCTCCGGCGGGCCGTGGGGGTCAGGCGGCCCAGGCGTAACAGGCCTCCAGGGCGGCAAGCGTATAAGTAAGCGTGCTTTCCTGGTACGGCATAAAGTAAAGATCTGAACCATCGATGCACTGAGAAATGCCAGCGGGTTCGGCGTTGCAGATTTGATCAATAGTTGGTGCTGTCCAGCTGTAGGTCACTCCGCTGAAGATGTGGTGAGAAGTGCGGGTTTTTGTGGCGGCGGTCATGGCTGGTGGTGGGTGGTGGGTGGATCTCTCCCCCTGTCTCCATACTGTAACCCATCCGTTACGGCACGGAAGGAGCAGCGCTGGCCGGTTCACAAATTGTCATCCGCTTGCCGCTGCCGCTTTCTCGCCCTGCTCCGCCGCACTCGCTCCGCCACATCGGCCCGGCCCTCGGGGGTGAGCCTGAGCCAGCAGCGCTGGCACCACGGGTCGTACTTGCCGGTGTGGAGAGTGCCGCAGGCTTGGCAGGGCACACGCACCGCTGGGGGCAGCCGCTCGGCTTGCCGCTCTCGCCAGCGGCGTTGGCGGTCGGCGGCGGTGGGGTCAGTAGGCATGGGCAGGCGCAGGCATTAATGGAACCACGCGAGCGAGGGTATGTGAGTCGCTCCAATCCGTTTTCCATTGAGGGCAATGCAGCCACGGGCATTTGCCGAAGTTGCTGGCAACGTGCTCCCACGATCCGTTTGCCCAGCGTCCTTCATGGTTGAGGTACTGAACTGCGCCCTCGTGGTCGCCGTCTTCCGCTGTAGGGGGCCTGTCGCAGATTGGCTCTGGCCAATGATGTGGATACACCTTGATCGCTGTTGCGGCGGTGGGGTCAGGCATGGGATCGCTTTAGTTTTGGGTACAAGCCATTGCCAGTGGTTTTAACTAGCCATCCAGTTGCTACGAGGTCTTCCACGGCGTAAAGGACTATTGCAACGTGAAAATACCCGACTAGATCAACGGTATCGACCAATGTGTTTGGGCGATTGATAAAATACTGCTTCAGAGCTTCGCGGATTCATTCGGGCGATTGATACATGGCGGGTTGGTTGGCGGTGGAATGGGTTGCCGGGTAGGCCCCGGCGGGCCGTGGGGGTCAGGCGGCTTTGACGTGGAGGCCTTGAGCGATCTCTTTAAGCTCGGATTCAGTGCGGAAGACCAGCATGAACCAGAAATCTCCGGTGACTTCACAATTGTTGGCTTTGATGACGTTCATGATGTCGTGGCGGAGGGCTTGCTTGCGCTGAGTGGTGGTCATGGCTGGCTGGTGATGGGTGGTGGCGGGATCTCCCCCCCCCCGATGCACATACTGTAACCCATGCGTGACGGTCTGCCCTGCCCATCGGTGGCCAGTTCACATAACGTCGCAATCAGGCCAGCAGCTTGGCCACCCGATGGCGAGAGCACCCCAGCCGGCGGGCGATTTCCCGCTGACTGACACCAGAGCGCCTCCAGCGGCGGGCCCGGTCGCGTTTGGTTTCAAGCGCCCAGGCAATAGCAACCAGGACGATCAGCAGAGGCGTGAGCACCCACAGCAGGGCGCAGGAAATGGTGGTCATCGGTTCGGTGGTGGTAGAACCAACCGGGGCGCTCAGGCCTCGCCGGTCAGTTGGAAATGGTGTGCCGGATCTCTCCGACTCGCACATCATAACCCCTGTGGCAGCGATCAAGGCTGGTATGATGCAGGGGCAGCGGGGTGGTTCCTGCTGTTCAGGCCGGTCGGCCTGGTGGTGAGCGAAGCCCTTGGCGTGATCGTCAAGGGCTTTGCTTTTGGTTGCTAAGGGGGATCAAGGTGATCAATGCCCCCGGCCTTTCGTCACCAACGCACCAGCGCTTCTCGCACACGCAACCGGTAAGGCGTGCGTCATCTTCATAGGCCAGTTTCGACAAGGAATCTTCGGTTGATCGTTGCAATTTGCTGGCGTCTGGCTTGACGCAGTGGTGTGTCGGAGCTTCCTTGCTGGTTGCACTGCTCAGTGCAGGGTTAAGCGGCTTGAGGGTGCCGTCCTTGCGGTAATGCCCAGCGGGCCGCTGAAACAGGAAGACAGCAGACATTCGCACAGGTCCCCGCAACAAAGGAACCTTGGCTGCAATGGCAGCATGGGCCACCATCGCCCGCCAAGGCTTGACAGTCTTACAGGATTCAATCATTACACCTTTCCCTATATGAGTTTTGCTGCCCTGAGGCGCGGCTTGCATACCCTCAACTAGAAAGGTGTAGGCCACTAGAACGGCACCTCCTCGTCAGATGGGGAACCACCCCAGCCGCCTTGATCGTCGCTGTCTTTCTTGCTGCCCAGGAGGGTGAGTTCCTTGACGTTGAGCACCACCTTGCTGCGCTTCTCACCTGTGGCCTTATCGGTCCAGCTTTCGTTCTCTAGTTGCCCGCTGACGGCGATCTGGGAGCCCTTGCGCACGTAGTCGGCGGCAACCTGGGCGGTCTTGCCCCAGATCTTCAAGGTGAGCCACAAAGGCTCGGCATCGCGTTTCCAAACGTCCACCGCAAGGGTGAGGTTGGCGACAGCGTTGCCATTATCGAGATAGCGCACTTCGGGATCACGACCAGCGCGACCGGTGAAGCTGCAGACGTTGAGAGATGCCATGGGATGTTGGGTTAGTGGAGGTTGCCGGGTTGGCCCCGGCGGGCCGGTGATCAGGTGGTTTCGGTGCTGCCTGTGTCCAGCGCAGCGGCAATCATTCGGTCGATCTTCAGCAGATCAGCCGCTGCCTTTAGCTCAATTTCGTGCCGCATCGCAGCCAGCGCCAGCGCTTCGGTTGAGTAATAGCGTCGGGGCTGCTGGCTTGCGTTCCTGTGTTTTCCTGCTTTAGGTGCGCGGCCAGGTCCGTGTAAAAAACTACTGCTCCAACCAATAAACACCGTCTTAGTCCAGGCGTTGTAGTCCCAGCCTTCGCTGTAGCCATCCTTAGGCACGCCTACATCCCGCTGGACTGGGTTTGTCCACCGCAAAGCGGCAAGAGTTTCGGCGCGGTCAATCGCAGCCTGCATTGCTGCTTGCTCTTTTTTGGTCATTGCCATGTCGTTTAGAGGAGAAGTGTGCGGGAAAGGATTGATCAAGCGGCAGCCGGAGCATCCCAGGTGGCCGGCAGATCGGGGTCGTCGTCGGACTCGGCGGCATCGTTGCTGGCTGCAGCAGCACCGGCAGCGTTCCACTTGGCTACCGAGGCATCGCTCACGCCAGCGGTGGCCAACTTGCGCTGAATGTCGGCAGGAAGGCCAGCAATGGCGGCTGAGGCGCCTTTGCTCAGTTCATGAGCCATGGCGGCAATTCCGGCTTCGGTTAGCCCAGCCTCGCGACAGCGCTTGATGGCGGTCGCCAGGGTGATACGGGCATCGTTGGCGGCGTTCTGAGCTGGTGTGGGCTTGGCGGCGTGTGCTGAAGTCTTTGGTGCTGCGCTGCGAGCCGCAGTCTTGGCAGACAAAGGATCAGATTCGCGGTGGGGATTCTCTACGGGTTCCTTAGCCCAGAGTTGCCAGGCCAGGCCAAACGAGGCGGCGGCGGCGGTGCATAGGCAGCGGCGGTGGGTGTCGGTCAGGTCGCGGGCGTCAATCTTGGCGAGGGGAACCGCTGCGTTGCGGTTGTCCATCACCGCCTGGGGGAAGTCAGGGGTGACAGAAGCACCGGGGCCCTCGAAGTAGCCGACCACATATCCGGTGCCGTTAGGGGCCTCCCATACGTGCCGCCCTTCGGTGGTAGGGCGAAGGTGGAACTGCCAGCCGGGAGCGTGCTCACGCAGGAGCTGAGCAGCGCGGGCCCAGTTGATGTAGTCAGCCGCGTAGGTGCCAGTGCCTTTGGTGTCAATGTCGGCGGCGCTGATCACGCTGCCCAGGTTTGGCGGGGCCAAGGGGCCCGAGGCTTCGGTCATGGGAAGGTCGGTGGTGGTGTTGCCAGAGCCTGGCCGTAGGGCTGTCCCCTGGCTTTGCAATTCTACCCCATGCCTAAGCCGTTTGGGAACCGCAACGGCTATGCTGCCCACGTCAGCCGCTTCGCCTACCCCTATCGCGTTATGCACTTCCTGCATATTCGTTAGGCTTTCGCAACATACTTGCGAGATTAAAGGGCCTTAACTGCATCCCCGTAGCAATTCTGCTGCAGCCCGAGGCATATGCTTGCGGGGGGGGGGGGGGGGCTGGAGTGTACTTCCACCACGCCGTTTCGCAGAATGTCAACCCCCCCGATCCGCATCCACGCAGCAAATCAGGAGCAGGCCGATACCGTTTGGCGTGCCCTGTGCGAGCAGACCGCCATCACCGAGGCTGAGGTCTGGCTAAATGGCGCCTACCTGTTCCACGTGGTCAGGCACGGCGGCGGGATGCTGACAACTCAGCGTGAAGCTCAGCCGGTCCATACTCCCCTTCCGGTAACCCTCTTAGCTGCCTGACGGTTTCAGCCAACAAAAACAACTCCTTCTCCAGCTCAGCCTTGGTGTAGTCGGCAGTGCCGATGATCACGTTGCGCAGCTGCTCGCGGCGATCAGGCGAAGCTGAGGAGGGGTAGGCAGACAGCACGGCATCGAGTGCCTCGCGCATGGATCGCCCTTCACCCATGCGCTCCTGAGCCAGCCGGTCAAACAAATCGGCCAGGGCCTGGCTGAGACTCCGGGCTTCGCTTGGCGACAGGTTCACGTCACCCAGATAGGGAAGCACCAGATAGCCCGCCTGCAGGTCGCAGAAATCCGCGTAGTTGAGGGCTTCATCCGTGTGGTGCGGATGGTGAAGCCAGATTGCGTTGTTCAACCACTGCTCCTCGATCCGGTAGGCGCTGTGGGGGCCGTAGCGCCTCATGCACACCTCGGGGCCTCGTTTTTGCCATAGCCAGATCGCCTCGTTGGCACCGCCGAGGGCATCAAGGTTCCGGTGTGATGGCTTGACGACCGATCCGTTGCGCAAGTGGCTCAGCTGCGGCGACGACAGCCAGCCCTTCTCGCTCAGGGCCCAGTCGGCAATGGAGCCCAGTTGCTCATGGGAGAGGCCGGTACGGGCCAGCCAAAAATTCAGCACGGCCGAAAGGTGCTGCCGGCCCATCAGGTGACGGCGGGATGAAAGCTGGCGGCCTGGGGGGAGGGAATCGGGCACGGTCGGGGATGGTGGTGGTGGTAGGTCGGGCCAGTCGAGCGCCTGGCGAAGGTCCGTAATGACTTTCATAACTGAACCGTAGCCCCCAACGGCTTAGAGAACGTGCAACCCGGATCCAGTGCTTACAGCACCATGCGGCAAGAGGGGCCGTGGCAGTTCCGAAACCGGAGCGCCGTGCTGTAGTTGGCGTAAGATTGGGGGCAGTGATGGTCAGGGCTTGTCCTGCCAGGCACAAAAAAGCCCCCCGTGCGGTTCAGGCGCGGGAGGCTTTTGGATCAAAACCTACGGAACGATTGACATTCCACGGAGACATTTTACATGACCGGACAACTTGACGGACACCGTGGCATCACGGCGTTCCCGACTTGGCTTCTAGGCCAGGCCAGCCCGATTGAGCTGGCGATCTTGCTGGCGATCCAGGAAGCACCCGAAAACCGCATCAGCCTCAGCAACATGGCGTGCCAGGCGGGTGTGTGCCGACGAACCGTCAGCACCACACTGCGCAAACTGGAGGCGCGTGGCTGGCTGACCACGCAGACTGTGATTGAGCACGATGGGGCCAATGGGCCGAACCGCTATGTCCTTAAAGACTGGGAACCAATCAAACCACTAGAGCAACGGCAGCCGATACCGTTTCGGACGAAAGTCGGGAATGTGCCGGTAGAGCTGCTGAACACCTGCGTCCGGCGGAAAGGTGTTCTGTTCGTCTACGTGATCTTGCAGACCTTTGAGGCGCCATCAATCTGCACGCTGGCGGTGATGTGCGGCATGTCTCCTGAGGATGTACGTCGCTCGCTTCGATGGTTAGAGGAGGAGGGGTGGATCCAGCAGATTCAAAGGCCAGGCTCCACCAGCCAGTTTCGGGTTTTCTTTAAGCGCATCGGCGCCTATGCGGGTTGAGGCGGAATCGATGCAAAGCTCAGCAAATGGAAGAGAGGGCGGGTTTACATGCTTGCCGAACTGGCTCTTTGGTCAGGCCACGGCGCAGGAGCTGGTGTTGCTGCTAGCGCTGCAGCATCACGCCCCGAAGATTCACCCGAGCCTGGCCACGTTGGCGCGGGAATCAGGCCTTGGCAGGAGCACAGTCTGCCGTCTAATCACCGTGCTTGAGGAGCGCGGCTGGCTTCGTACGGAACGGCGGTTTGCGGACAACGGAGGGAACAACTCGACCGTCTACCACTTGCTGATTTGGCCTGTCAGATCGGCAGAATTGGAGCCCACTGAACCCATGACCCTTGTCCCACAGCGGGACTACCCCTTATCCCACAGCGGGACCACCCTTATCCCAGAGCGGGACCACCCTTGTCCCACAGCGGGACACAAACAATATGAATCTAAGAATAAAAATGAAAACAACAGCCTTAGACCCCCCTTACCCCCCAGCGGGGGGAACGCGGGCGAGGGGCAGGGCGAGCTGATCACGGTCGAAGCCTTGCCCGTTGTCGTGCCCGTTGATGCTGCGCTTTCCAAAAGCCCGGAATCGGCTAAGGTTCCAGAACCACCACCACAGACCATGGCCCTGACCAAGCCAGCGCGGAAGCCGCGCTTCCAGCCCTCACACGACCTGATCCCTGCCGAGCTACTGCCCGTCCATCCCGAGATCCTGGGTTTCTGGGCCGTGAAAGCCGGAGCCCGCACCCAGCAAGCCTGGAACGGCCTGATGACCCAGCTAGCCCTGATCCAACAGGATCCCCTGGGAGGCACCGAAGCGCTCCGCAGCCAGCTCCAGGAGGGCATCGATCGGGCACCGATCAAGCCGTGGATGTCGGTCACTCACTCGCTGTGGCGCACCTACGGCATGAAGGGCGCTCGCCCTGGCCTGGGCGGCAACCGCCGCAAGACACCGGAGGAGCACGCAGCCGATTCGATCGCATTCATTGAAGCCCGCGATGCCCGCAGAGCAGCCGCCGCGTCAGCTCCCGGTCAAACCGTGCCGTGCGAGGTGCTCGCGTGATCAACATCAAGCAGTTTCACGCAGCCGTCACCTCGCTGATGCAGCTCCTGCCGATGAGCAAGCAGCTCACCGGATCGGCCTTGACGATGGCCTGGGACACCTTCCCCGAGCGGGCGAAGATCGAACTCACTGACGAAATCCTGCTCTACGCGGTTCAGCAGCGGGTGCTCGACTCAGAGCCACAGAGGGACATTGCGCCTCACATAGCGCTCCTTCGCTACGTTTATCCGGTTAAGCGAACAACAAAAGAACAGCGTGGATTAGAGACTTTTACCGATCAGCCCTTGTTGGACAGAGGGCTGCGACCTGATTTAGCTCAACGCATGGCCCGCCGTGATTGTTTCCACGAAACTGCACCGGTCCGGGATGAAGTGAGGCTGGATACGACCCCGCGCCTTCCCGAGGGAGCCGGTGGCAACGGCCCACCGTGGCTGCAGCAAACGGACGAGCAGCGGCGGGCTCACCTGCGGGAGGTGATCAAGGCTGTGGAGGATCTGCGAGCTGCTGGCGTTGACACGGGCACCTGGACGCCTCTGCAGCTGAACATTGGTCGCTCTTTTTTCAAGCAGGTGCTGATGGGCGCCCCGTTCCTGACGGAAACCAAAATCGAAACCGTTGCCGCCTGGGTCTTGCGCAATGGCCAGACCGTGGACCGGATGCTGCAGGAAGCCCTAGAGGGCGAGGCTACGAAGCCTTCCGCCGAGGGGTTGATGGCTGACTTACTGGAGCCTGTTACCAGGGGGCTCCGGTGATGGCAGTCCTCCGCATGATCGACACCTTCAGCGGGATCGGCGGCTTCAGCCTTGCCGCCCGCTGGCTGGGTGGAATTGAAACCGTGCACTTCGTGGAGCGCGAGCCGTTCTGCCAGCGCATCCTTTCCAAACACTGGCCCACCGTTCCCATTCACGATGACATCTGCACCTTCCAACCCCCCCCCAATTCAGCCGACATTGTTTGCGGTGGATTCCCCTGTCAGGACATCAGCCAAGCGGGAAAGGGTGCCGGCCTGGCTGGCGGCCGATCGGGCCTGTTCTACGAACTGCTCAGAATCGTTCGCCTGGTGGGACCGCGCTACATCGTCTTGGAGAACGTCGCAGCGATCACTTACCGAGGGATGGACGACGTTCTCGGAGCGCTGGCCGAGGCAGGGTATGACGCTGAATGGGCGTGCATACCGGCAACGGCTGTGGGTGCCTGCCATCAGCGAGACCGCTGGTGGTGCGTTGCCTACGCCAGTGGCGCAGACCGGAGCAGGCGGCCCGAAGGGGTTGGACGGGGGCAGTGGGGCCCGGCAGATGCTGACGGATGCAGGCTTCCCAAGGGCGGCAGGGGCGCCGAGCAGCCTGCCTACGCCGCGCACATGCTCAGCAATGGCGGCCCAGGTCAACAGCAGGGGCAACCTGGACGGCGATCGGTTTACGAATTTGGAGACGGTCATCGGGCGGATGCTTCCGACCCCATCAGCCTGCCTGGCAAACGACGGAGAACGAACGGAGACGTGGCTGGCCAGGCGGGAGCGGGTCAAAGCCAAAAGGATCAACGGCAACGGGATGGGAATGCCGCTGGCAATTGCGGCGCAACTCCTGACCCCATGCGCCAGCGACTGGAAGGGCCGGACGAACTGGGAGGCAGCGGAGCGGCATGGCCCGCAGCGATTGCCCGATTGTCTCCCGACTGGCGCAGCTATCTATCTGAACCCGTCCTTCGTCGAGGAGATGATGGGCTATCCGGTCGGGTGGACCGCCTGAAGGCGCTGGGCAATGCCGTGGTGCCTCAGGTGGCGATGGTGCCGCTGGCGCGGGTGCTGCAGCTGGCCGGTTCCATGGGGGGCCGGTGATGTTCACCCCAGTTCGCGCCTACTCATGCCGCCCCGCTGGCGAGGAGTGGCACATGGTTGTGTTTGCTGCCACTGGCAAGCGTGCCCGCTTACTGGCCTATCGCGCCGGTCCGAGCGGTGAAGATGACAATTACATCGACTGGCGCTCTCGCCGCTTCCCTGAGGCTGATGGGCTTCATGCCAGTGAAGCGGTCTGGACCCATGCTCCTGACGCGCCGGAATCGGTGCGCACTGAGGCTGCGGGGCTGTGGCAGGAGGCGGACTGGTGATGTTCACCCCCACCTGCAAGCCGACCCCGATCCCCGGTATCTACGAACATCAGAGCGGCGCCATGATCCGCCGCACGGTGGCCGAGGTGGTAGCCAGCCTCTACCCCGAGCAGCGCATCAGCCAGCCCAACGGAACGATCCGCCGCGCTTTCGCTCGCATAGCCCGCCAGAGGGCCTCAGGAGAGCCTGTGGAGCGTTTCAGCGGGGGCAACGATCCGATCAGCCGGACAACCGCGCACCTGGCCTCCTGGGGCCTATGGGACGAGGCGCAGATCATTGCAGCGCCGATCCACTTAGCCGACCACCGCCTCCGTGTAGCCACCACCGCAGACCTACTACTGAGGTTCCCTGATGGCGCCCTGGGCATTGCCCTGTTGGTCACCGAGGCCCAGCCCCCAGCCATCCCCGAGCCCTGGCTTGCTGCCCTTGGCGGGGCTCTAGTGATGTGCTCCGATCAACTCCGCACCGTGATTGATCGGCCTTTCCTGATCTGGGCCAGTCCCCTTGGCGTCACCACCACCGAGCACGACCCGGACGACTGCACCGTGCCCTGGGTCACCGGACTGGAAACGGTCGTCTGGCTCGATGCGTTACGAAACCGCAGCACTGGCTTTGCAAAAGCGGAAGCAATGGCTTAGAGTTGCGGAACGGCAACAGCCGCACCACCACCAACGACCCGCAACACCATGGACCTTGCGCGACACCTCTCGCTAGAGCCTCACGACGACGAGCCCGACGCGAGCCCAGCCGAGCGCCAAGCTCGCGCACTGCTCCGCATCGAGTACGACGTTTGGCGCCGCGACAATCCGTTCTCTGACGTTCTGGATTGGAGCCTGCACCTTTGCAGCATGAGGTCGGTGACTCATGCCATCTGGCGCTCAAAAGTTAATCGTGTTGAAGAGGTCGCAGCGTGAGCAACCACGAAGAGTTCCCGCAGCTGACGCCGGAGGCAAAAGCAGCATGGAATGCCGCTTGTATCGCCGGGAATGTGAGCTGGTGCTTCTATAGCCACATCAGTACGCGTCGTTTCTTTGCCGCCTTCCTGCGCGAAGCGATGAAGCAGGCATATGACCATTACGGCTTTGATGACCAGATTGTTGGGTTGGAGGCCATCGCCAATAACCTCCACAGCCCGCCACTCCCGCCGCCCCCGCCAACCCTGGCTCAGGCGCGGGGGGCTGACTTGGACACGCCAGAGGGCAAGGCCGTGGTTCGTGACTTCCTGGCGGCGCTGGGGGAGGGTGGGCAGCCATGACCTCACCCCTTTGGATTGTCTGGAACCCCGATGGCGGAGACGAGGGGCCCGACGACGGCACAAAGTTTCGGGCAAGCGACGCTCAAGACGCAGCCCAGCAGTGGGCCCATCGCGCTGAAAGCGAATGCTGGGAATACACACTTGAGGAAACACCTGAAACCGTAACGGTCTGCCCTGCTGACGACACTCGCAATCAGCGCAAGTTTCGTGTACGTGCTCAAACATCCCGCGATTACTTTGCCGACGAACTGCCATGAGCATCCCCACAACCCTCCTCTCCGACAAGCCAACCCACGTCTGGGTTTTTGATATCAACCGCCGCGTCTACCCCGTGAAGGCGCCAGGGGAAATCTCAAGATCTCCCATCTACCGCGAGCACTGGGCTAAGCGCGAGATCATCGGCGAGACAACCCGCTCCTGGTTGATTGGCTCTACGCGGTGGCCCGTGAAGGTCCCAAAGCGTGGTGCAGACCATCGCCGCTTTCTGTTCAACGAGAAAGATGTAGACGACGACGTTTGGGCCAACGATCACCGCTACCGAATTGAGAGGCTAATTCAAACCCTTTCACCCGAGAAGCTCCGGCAGGTTGCGGAGTTGATCGGATACGAGGCGGCCACGTGAACAACCCTATCCTCCCAGTCCTTAGCCAAGGCGTGTCAAAGCGACTAGGCCCAGCGGTAAACATCATCACTCAATTCAACGTGTTTCGGCCAAGCGCATATTTTTCAATGTGCGACAAAGGGCCCTTTTGGTTCCACCACGATAAGCCTTTATCAATAGGCTATTGCCATACCAGCGCAAACATTGCATGGGGGCAATCTATAAGCAGGAAAATGGGTCTTCAACTTCTTTTCGGTGATCTACTAGAACTAGAATCAACATTAAATCGTAAACTGCCTTGGTTTCACCAATGGCATTACTTGGTACGTGCCGCTGTAATCTCAAGGGCCTTCCATGAAGGGCACTATTTTTTTCACAGCAAAATGGGGATTGAAATGGGAAACAGCACTCGTGGCACTCTGAACGGCTCGCATCGCCCTAGTATTTGTTTAGAAGAATGTCTTTTCGCGCAGTGGGAGCGCCTTGATGACAAACAAAAGAAACTGCGCATTGCTGAGCTTGATTTAGTGTATTTAAGAGACACGCTTGTGAGGTTGAAAGAAAAAGAAAGGCTTGACGCTTCCAGGCGCTCC